ACGTATATTTAATCATAGTAGTATAATCTATATTATTATACTTATATTATTTTTCCTTTATTATTGCTACTTCCTTATTGTTATTATATAATATATACTATATAATAATATATTATAGGTTAATCGCCCTCCTAACTGCCCATTCAGTTGTTCTGAATACATTTCCACCGATCAAAACTTCAATCGGATACTTTGACGCTCTAGTATTTATTCCAATTATTTTTGCTTTCTTTCCATTCAGATATATTTCTCTTTCGAAATCATCTGAACTCAAACCATATTCGAAAGCATACTTTTCAAATTCCTTTCGCTTTGCTTCTTCTTTGTCCTTTGCATCAAACATAGACAATTTTATATTTGCCTTATTTGAGTCAAAGTTTATGCTTTCTATTTCAAAGCATACTCCTGCTGCTTCTCCAAAATTCTCTAGATATTCTTCAAGAGAATCTCTTAGAAAGACCAGCTTTTCTTTCGAGAAAACCATTCAATCACCCAAATGCTCTATACTGTTCATCCACCATTTCCCATCATTTGCCCATTGCTTTGCAGAACTCAAATACCATTCCATTTCAGGGTCGTCTAGATACCACTTTATTCTGTCAATTGCGGTTTCTAGACTATCTATGGCATATCCAAGATTCTTTTCCTTTCTCTCTTTAATTGCTCTTTTGCTTACCATTTTATTTCACCTCCCTCAATATTGTTTAATCGAGATAGTGTTTTATATCTATCAAATCGGTTCTAGCATAAGAATATTTTGGACCAGCACTTATTATAATTCCCTCTAATACTTTCGTGCCGTGATCAAAACATATACGATCACCAACTTTCCATCCTTCATCTTCAAGCATGTATATATTTTCTCTAACTCTTTGGCTCAAATTTTTCACCACCCTCCATTGCGTTCTATCATTTCTTCTTCAAATTGCGGATCGTATCTTTCCTCTCTCCACATTCCTTCAAATAATTCTTCCTCTCTTTGGGTTTCGTCACTTCTGTCCTTTAAATTATTCTTTTCCTTCTTCATTTGTTTTCACCACCTTCTCCAATATGGGGAGCGTTTATTTTCTACAATTAGCTTTATAAATCGTATTATCCAGAACATTTTAACCACATAGATGAATCAAAATATACAAAATAACGTATAACCATATTCCAGTTAAAAAAGCAAAACATATTGTATGCCATTCTCTAAGAGAGTTTCCACTCTCATCAAAACTCATTTCTTCTAGGGTTTGCATTCTATTCCCTCAACTGATTTATGTAATCAAACATAAATCTATCCTCATCCTTCCTAAGCTCTTTAAATCCTCTATTTGCCTTCATATACACTCTACCGCAAATACATAGAAGATATCTTCCTTTAGATTTAATCAATCTATTTCCGCATATTGGGCACTTGATTGATATAGATCCTTCAAATATCCTCCCCGAATTGTAGTAGTCTTTTTCGACCTCAATATTTCCCTCTAGTTCATCCTTCTTGAATGGCATTAAATCACCACCTTCAGCCTAGTTTACACTATCCTTTAGAAAAAATTAAAAACTGGTGACACTTTACTCTAGAGCCACCAGTTCACTCTTTAGGCCTACAATTTGGGTTCCACTTACAAAACCAAATGCAATCTTAGGACTTCCTTCAATAGAGTGCTTATTCTGGAACTTGCTACCGTTGAAAGTCTTTACTGCATTTACGATTGAGGTTTCACCCTTCTTCAAATTAATCCCCATATTCTCTAATATAGGCACTAATTCGCTTACAGTATAGGCCTTATATTCGTCCCTATTCTCCATCAAATAAGTGTAGAGAGTCGTTGCGGTTGAAGTCTTATTTCCACCGCCCCTTTTAGACACTCTAAACTCATCTGATTCCTGTAGGTCATCTACCTTAAAAGGCATAGCTTTTCACCTCCTTCTAAATAGTTAGGACTATAGCTCATGCTATAACCCTTTTAAAAAATAGAAAGGGGTATAGCTCTCCAGTTGCCTAGAGAGTAGATTCTAGAGTACCCTTATAAATGGTAGGCAGACCTTACACTAGGCCCGATCTAAAAGACCTTTCATCCTCTAGTTTAAACTAGAGTCGAGATCGTAGCCTCAGGGTTTATCCTGCTCTATGGCTGCTGCTAACAGACCCATAGTCAGGGGGCGTATGACTCACCGTCCTACCAGTTGACTCTTGTGATAAGGCGTAGTGGTAGTATTCTTATAATGGTTTTGTTTTTGCTACGCTTTATGACCCCAAAATATTGTAAGATTTACAAGATACTTATAAAGGACATAACCATAGAGCGTGGGTCTACCTCATGCCTGAAGGGGAAATCCTACTACTCCGCTTTATGTAGGTAGATACCGAACTATTCGATACCGAACTATTAACGATACGCAATGAAAATAAGATAAATATAAAAAAAATATGATAAATAAAAGGGTGGGGGTAGTGGATTAATAAACATTGGTTATTCCACAAATTTATCCTTTTTTCAGTTTCTTGTAAATTTTACAAAGGAAAGTTTTTTATATTATCTCGCCAATCTAATTATCATGCCGTATCAAAAGATAATGTACCAGATCTGGTGGTTCTTCTATCGGGTATTCTTCGTGCCGTGGGATATGACGTATGAGGAAACCATTGAATTCCTTGACACGCCCTTCAAGGTTCAGGCTTGGATGTATTCTAACCTGAAGTATAACTGGCTTGATATATTCAATACTTGGCAACCGCCGAGAGAGACATTTGAATCTGGTTGGGGCGATTGTGAGGATTGGGCGGTTTTCGCATATGAGTGCTTGAAGGATGATTATGATTCTTGTGTTGTTGTCGTTTACCACATGATTGATGATATTAAATCTGGTCATGCGTTCTGTGCTGTTAAGGTTGATGAAGATGATTGGATTACAGTCGGGACATTTGGGTTGAGAAAACACAAAGGAGAAACAGTTGAGGATTTCCTTGACTACTGGTATGAGGATTGGTCCGAGTATAAGATTTTGACCGAAGATGATTTGGACTTATAAATGTTTCCTTGGTGTCATTTCATGGCATTTTACCCAATTGTTAAACCAATTTAGGAAAGATTTATAAATACTGTTGAACTATAGTTTATTTATGCCACTAGATATCACAGATAGTTTGGATACGGAACAGATTCTCAGCAGGATGACGGAAAAGGACGCAAGGCAGAAAATGCTGGATATGCTTGAGAATGTTGAACACGAATTGGAACAGGCAAGCTCACCAAACCTAAGAGAGAAACTGTTCTATCGAAAGCAGCAAATTCTTGAATGGATATACAATCACCCAGACCCTCCCGAAGAGGTTGATGTTTCTCAGAATTTCAGGAACATGCTTGAGACGATGAGGGATGTGCTTGGTCCTACTGGCGTTGAATATATCATGGCAAAATTTGATGCAAGGTATGGGGATAGTGTTGCGAAGGAGAATGCAAAGAAACTTTTGAATGGTGAAGAGTTTGAAACCAGCAGGAAGAAATATATCGAGAAGAGGATGAGGCAGGTGATGGGTCTTTGAGTTTACCCACGGCGATTGAACTCAACAGGGCGTTTTCAGATCCAGTTTATTTTGCCGAGAACATTTTGAATGTTCATGACATATATCCATACTGGAAAAATGTTCTGAGGGAATTCTACAGCCGTGATGAAGAAGGCAATGTTAAATATCGTGAGCTTGTGGCCTGTGTTGGGATGGGTTCTGGCAAAACATATACCGCAGCTATCATAACATTATTTGAGTTTTTTCAACTTATCATGTTTGACTCTCCGCAGGAGCATTACAATTTGTCTAAGGCTTCGCCAATCTACATTGTCAACTGTGCCAAGTCTGAAGCACAGGCAAAGTCAACTGTATTTGGTGCTGCCAAGAACTTCATTCTTGACTCTCCGTTTTTTCTTGATTTGATAAAACGTGGAAAGATAAAGCAGAGGCACAATGAATTTGAGCACGTTGACAAGAGGGTATTCCTGAAATCGGAACATTCACATTCTGGTTCACTCGCTGGAAAGAACTCGAAGTGCGTTGTTTTTGATGAGCTTGCGAAACTTGATTTTACTGCGTCTGGCGAATCTGCTGCTGATGAGGTTTATGCAATTGTAACCAAGGCAACTGGTAGGTTTGGTGTTGATGGCAAGATTGTTTCTATCTCTTCGCCAATATCAACCAACGATAAATTTTATAGCCTTGTAGAGAAGGGGAAGAAGAACCCAAATCTAAAGATGCTTGTCATACATAAACCAACATGGGATGTTGTCGATTTGAATGTCAAGCCCGAATATGCGTTTGACTCAGACATGATGATAGCAGAGAGGGAAAAGGATTATGATAAGTTTATGCGTGATTATGGAGCACAGCCAATGGGAAGGGTTAGACCATTCTTTCCCGATGTCAAGCCGATAAAGGATTGTGAGGAAAACAGAGAGAACCCGATTGAGCTTGATAATGATGGAGATCCAACTCTTGCCGATTGGTTTAAACCCAAGGATTATATCTATGTGGTTGCTGGTGATCCTGCATTGAAGCGTGATGCCTTTGGTCTTGCTATGGGGCATCTTGAAGGCGAGAACATAGTTGTGGATTTTGTGACCAAGTTCCAAAGGTTGGGCGAAGAGAAAGAGATTGATGTAAAGAAAGTAAGAGAATTTGTGATGTCTCTTCTCGACAGAGGTTTCAATATTCTCATGTTTGTCACAGATATTAAATCCTATCCAGAACTTTTCCAAGACCTTGAGTTTCGTGGAGTTGAAGTTAAACAATCATTCGTGAAGAAAGAAACGTATGACTATCTCAAGGAAAGGATGAACCTGAATGAGATACTATATCCCAAGAATCCAGACCTTGTGGATGAACTCAGACACCTTGAACTTATGTCCGCAAGGAAGGTTGACCATCCCAAATATGGTTCAAAAGACATGGCAGATGCTTTGGCAAACGTGGCATTTTTCGTAAAAGATGCCGATATTGAGCCTCCGAAGTGGGTGTTTGTGGACAAATGGTAGCAAATTAAGGAAATATTTTTAAATAATAAAATATATATTAACAATAACTGCATGTGGTTTTATGACATCCTTCACCGAAAAAATTAGAGAACTCGCACAAGTTCCCCGTGATGCTAAACCAAAGATGGTGAGAGTGCCTTGGGGAGACTCTGAATCATATTACACAAAACGTGAGGAAGAGTATAAAGGAATGAATAAGTATTGGGCAGAATACAGACGTTCTTCAATAGTCAGACAGTCATTAAATTTGCTTGGCTATTTTGCTATCCACTCTGGCTTCAGGATTTCAGCCGTTGGTGGATCAAAGAGATATAACACAAAGATATCAAAATACTTGAATGATCTTTCTAGACGGGTACACCTTGAAGATGCAATCTTTATTGGTGTAATTGGAAAAATGATTTGGGGAAGATTTGGTTTCGAGATAGTTAGAAATGGCGACAATGAAATTGTCCATCTATTACCCCTGTTTCCGGGCGAGAACTTGATTCCCAAGTTTGACGAGAACAACATCCTGAAAGGGTTTACTTTCAAGATGGGCGGTGGCAGGAAGATAGAATACGAACCCGAAGAGGTGCTATTTTTCGTTGAAACTTCTCTGGATCACAAGATGAAAGGATTATCAAGGATAGAACCTATACTCACTCCATGTGAGATTAAGAGAAGACTTTATCAAGACCTGAAGGAAGCAAGCAAACGTTTGTGGTCTCCGATAGGAATATTCCAGCTTGATACAAGCAGGGAGAAAGACCCAGACAAAAAGGAAGAAGCCCTCAGAGAATTCAAGAACCAGATGGAACCGGGCAAACCAATTGTCACTAATGCATCGGTTAGTGGTCAGTTTCTTAGTGCCATGCCCGATGTTGAGAGAATCGTTAGAGCCATTGATAAAGTTGATGAAGAGATTATGGGAAACTTTGGTATACCAAAAGCGTTGCTATCAAGAGAGAAAACAATGAACAGGGCAACTCTGGAGTATTCTCTTGTTGCTTTGTACCAATCTCAGATTGAAGGAATACAGAGGTATGTCGGAAGAGAAATTGAACAGCAGTTGCTTGAGATGGTCAAGGATGATGTTGTTGGAAGCAACGGCAGTACAATAACATGTGAACTTGTTTGGAATCCAAGAAACTCTCTAGAGATGGATAGACAGTTCGGACCAGCTATAACACTCTATTCGCTTGGGTTAATTGATGCCGAATATCTTTATGATATGTTGAGTTTGGATAAGAACAGGATGCCAGAATATATAAAGAAAGCTGAAGAGGAATATGAAGGTGGAGTTAGATATTCCCCAGATGTTTTGAGAGCATCTTTAACTGAAGCGTCAAGAAATGAGGAAGCGAAGGTGCGAGAAGCTATAAGCAAAGTAGTGAAGGATACTAGTGAGGAAAATGCCATATAACAAGATAAGCGATTTGCCCGAAAGCATTAGAAATTCGTTGCCCGAATCTGCCCAGAAGATATTTATGAACGCTGTTAACAGGGCACTAGATAAAGGATGGAATGATGAGAAAGCATTTAAGTATGCTTGGGGTGCTGTTAAGAGGCGTTTCAAGAAAGAGGGCGACAAGTGGGTAAAGATGTCTGACGAAGAAGCAATAAAGAATCTTGATATGAGCAAGGAACACAAGAACAAGATCATAGAAATGCTTGCTCAATTCGAAACTCTTTCAATTAAGGATGTCAAAGAAAAACTTGCGGGAAGGATTGACACAGCAGATACATCTGACATTGATCCAAGAGAATTTGTTCCACCGGGTAGTGGTGCTGGTACAGGTGGGATATGCAAATGTCCCAAATGCGGTAAAGAAGTTCAGCACACACGCAATCAACCCTGTACTTCAATGAAATGCCCTGAATGTGGCACAACAATGCAGAGAAAGGCAGAACAGTCAAACGAAGACTACACAGATCTGCAACATACTTACAGCTCTATTAAAGACCAGATGCTCCTTGTTGAGAACCATATACAGATGTACAGAGATGACAAGGACAATGAGGTTTGCCATAGTTGTATAAAAAAGAAGCATCTTCCTACCATTCGTGCATTGTCTAGAGAGGGAACGTCATTCGTAAAGGATTCTGATGAAAAGGAAAGGTTCAGAACTTATGTTGATACGATGACAGACCTTATAGACAACTATGAGGAAGATGTTGTATATCTGAATTCTTTGCAGGATAAGATACGTGATATGAGAAAAGATCTGGACATGAATTTGATTCCAGACGGTATTGGTGTCTTATCCGATAAAGCTATGGAACTTGGTCTAGTTCCAGAGAAGGGTGTTTCTGGATTTGATGAAAAGACAGAAAACAAAATACCAGAAGAATATAAATTCTGGATAGTTGAGGATGTCTCTGAAAGAAAATCCGTGAGAAACAAATTGGCTGAAGCTATCAAAAAAGATTTGATTGATGTTGACCTTGGGAATCATACGATTCCAGTTGATATGCCTGAAGATATTGACAAGCATATTAGAGAGGTTGAAGACAGTCCCAAGAATACAACCGTGTGGACATACAATCAAGAGTCTGACAGGATAGAATTTGAGGGAACTCTTCTATCATATGGTGCATGGAACGGATACTACTATCCTCCAAATGTTGTTGATAACTTTGATGCAAATGACATTGTTGGTTTGCCAGTTAGATATGGTCATAGCGAACCCGATATTGGAGAGGTAACACATGCCATCAACAAAGATCATAATATTGTGATAAGGGGATGGATTGATGATCCGAAGATATGCAATGGTATAAGAGATAAACAATGTCTTGGATTATCACCAAAACTCTTGTTTAGAGCCAATGATGATAGAAAGACAGTTACCCATATTCTCAAGATGATTGAGGCTTCTGTCGTTGAAAACCCTGCTTGCAAGGTATGTTTCATAGACAATACCCACTAAAACTTTCAAAATAGGCCAAAATAAAGGAAAGTTTTTTATATACAAACCGACATATAGGTATCTGTGATGGTAATTGATAATATCATCAAACTATAAACCAGTAATGAAAAACCGTGATACACATGACAGACAATCCCACAGAAGAGTATATAATACTTGAGGGAAAGGATGTTAAATATGTTGTTCTTGGTGACGAAGGGGAAGTAGATAACTTGGAAGACAATGAACAGGAAAACGATACAGAGGACGAACTTGAAGAGTGGAGCACAGCCTATATCAACGATTTACCAGATTCCGCTTTTGCGGTTGTAGAACCGTGTGCTGATGAACGTAAGGATGCTAGACATCTACCATATAAAGATAAAGATGGGTCTATAGATGAAGAGCATCTACAGAACGCTCTTGCAAGAATGAACCAGATAAAAGCAGTTTGTGAAGGGTCGTCCACCGAATCACTACGAGACAAGGCCGAGAAAGTTTTAGTACCACTTGCAAAGAAACACTTCCCAGATTCAAAATGGGCCAAGAACGATGATGAAGAAGATTCTTCCCATTCTGTGGGCATGTCAGATGATGTCGAAGGTGATAATATGACCGAAGATAATAAGTCTGATGAGTTGGAGTCTGTCAAGAAGCAGCTTGAGGAAAAAACTTCCGAGTTAACCGAGAAGGAAAAGAAACTCAGCGAAGCACTTGAAACCATCAAGAGTATCGAAGAGAACCGTATCAAGGAACTGGCTTCCAAGGTATTTGAGCTTGAATCTAAGGTTATGGATGTTGATGAGGACAACAAGGGCGAGAGAGTATCAGAACTCACAAGCATGGGTGAAAATGCGCTCAAGTCTCTGTTTTCCACATATGAGACTCTTGTAGCCAAGCAAAAGGAGACCGAGAACTCCGATGCAAACCCGAAGGCAAAGAATCTGTCTGAGAATACTTCAGAAGATGAACTGTCTGAGGATGAGAAGCTTGGTGAACTTAGAGAAAGATATTTTGGGCATTCAAAGCCGTCAACCAAGATTATGGCACTCTCAGAGGATTCTGATGGTACTGTGCGTTACGTGGATGTAGGTGAGTGATTTAAATGTCAATCGCTTCGGGCTCTGGATCAGTTATGAAAGAGTTTGACTTTATGGCTATTAAAGTAACACCAAAAGCAAGCACAGCTATCACAAAGGGTGAGGTTCTTGTTAATCCTAACGGAAATGGATGGGAACCTTCTTTTAGTGGTGCTCATGGGCCTTTTATGGTTGCTCTCGAAGACGTAGCTTCCGCTGCCTCTCCAAGTGATGTGTCTATGCTACGCAGAGGCGTAGTTAAGCTGACAGCACAGGCTGACACAACGGAAGGGCAATTCGTTAAGCCCGGATCTAATAGCGGAGAGGTAACACCACTTTCTACTTTTGGTACTGCTGATCTTAAGGGCATTGTTGGTTCGGCCCTTGAGGATGTTGACGCTACCGAGTGTGGTAAGTTCCTCATAGGTTATTGAGGTGATATAAATGGCAGGAATTGTATTTCAGGATGATATAGAGGATCTTGAACCAAGAGTCTTTATTGAAGAGATACTGGGTCTTCAGAGGAATCAGTATAATCTCCGCAATCTATGTAGTGTTGTGCAGACACCCAAGTTGCAGGCAAGAGTTCGTACTGCAACCAAGGGAACTGTTGACACCAAGGTTGGTGAAGGAGAAGAGGCTGATATTGCATCAAACACGTACAGCTATACGGATTTGGCTCTGTGGAAGAATGTTGGTCACGTTTCTGTGACCGATGAGGCTCGAAAGAGAGCTTCATTTGATGTTTTGAACACAGAGATCAATAACGTTTCCCGTGATTTGGGAAGGGCCGAGAACGCTCAGATAGCTACCGAATGGGGCAGTAACGGTACTTCAACTGCATCAACTGCTGGTGTTTGGACAAGTGATTCAAATGATCCTGTGGAAGATGTTCTTGATACTGTTGTTGCAACAATGCTGGCTCTAGATAAGGGATATGATCCCAAGGATCTGGCCATGCACCCACAAGTCTATGCTGCGCTTGTTCACAATGACAACATTGCGAAGGAAGTAACCCATACGGCTCTTATTCAGAAGGGAGGTGTTGACAGTATTTTCGGTATGAATATTACTGTTGATATTAACCTGACGGATACCCGATGCTATGTTCTTGACAAGGAAGCACCCGCATGCCTACTTGCTCAGGGAGGTACTTCTGCTGCTAAGTATCGAAACGAACCCACGGGTGAGGATCGGTACATTGTCAGACAATGGCTCCAGCCGAAAGTTGTGCTCACAGATGCATTGTATTACCTAACTGGTGTACACTCTTAAAGTCAACTTGGTATAAATTTGAAATTTAAATTTTTTATTTTTTTTTATTTATTTGATGGTGATATCATGAGGATAAAGACAGAGGAAATTGGTGATGTAAAAATCATCCTTGATTATGTAGATGATCCTTTCATCAGACAATTTTACGGAACTTACTACTTGAAAGTGAGAAACGGTGACAGGATGATAAAACAACAGGTGTTTCAAGAAAGACCAAAAGCGATTAAATACTTTAACAAATTTGTTTATGTTATGGAACATCTTGATAGCATAGTTATGCCAGATGGTAGAATTCTATCCCCAAACCAGAAATTGGCGAAGGATGTTTTTGACGGTACTGTTGAAAACAAAGCACCTTGGTATTACAACCAAGGAAAGAAAGGAAAATATTCAATATTAACCGATTATGAGGTGTAATAAATGGTTGTAACTGTTGACGATGTAAGAACGTTGCTGAATGATATAAGTGTTGAAGAGCTTTCCAATGACACGATTCGTGCCAATATTGATGATGCCGAAGCTTGGGTTGACGATGCTGGTGGCGATTATGAGGATGGTGATTGGGGAGAGAGAGCTACAAAGTATAGAGCTGCATATTTGAGTTATATAGTTTCAAATACATTTCTTAGTGCGTCCGCTGGACCAATATCTGTTCGTGAAGCGTTTGAGTTAAAGGCTGAACATCTTTCCGATTTGGCACAAGATTTTCTTGGAAGGTCTCTAGACAAACCCGTTACAAGGGTTATGAAAATACCGCTTCTGAGAAAATATTCTTCAGATGAACAAGAAGATGATCCAGACAGAGTTAGCTTGACGGTGTAAACATGACTGATCTACAAAACATATCGAGTGCCATGATCAACAGGTTTGGCACAGATATTTCTTACCAATCTACTTCTGGTACATCAATGAACAAGTATGGAGACAATTATGGTTTTACTTGGGCTACTGCTACAACCGCAAAGGCTATAGTTGATAGTCCACGGGAAGACTCTCTTACTTGGGAAACAGAAGGTGGAGTTAAAACTGGACGACTTTATTTCTACATGGAAAATGATGAATCAATATCTTCTGGTGACAGAATAACTTATCAGTCAACATATTATATTGTTGATGAGGTTTTAAAGTATCAGTTTTTGAATAAATATACGTGCCAGAGGGTAAATGCCTATAGAGATCTGTCACAATAAAGGAAAGTTTTTTATATTCGTTCGTCTATATTAATAGATGAAGCTATAAAGGGTATTACCACGCTGGTAATATCTTACCTGAATGGGATAGTGAAGATATATGGTAACAGCAAGCACCGTGTTTGAAGACGTATTCGAATTGATGTATGACGAAACTAATAGTGCGATTAGTGATCCCGCTTCTAGAGGTTCCAAGTGGATATTTTCATCTTTCCCAGATTCTAGTGGTGGTACTTTTCCGGGTTATCCTATTCTTGTAATTGAGAATCCTATTATTGATAGCATGACCACGGCGAACATAAATAGGTCTATGTGGAATCATATGCTGTCTGTTAATTTTTCTATATATGATACCAGAGCATCAAGAATTGATAGCATAGGTTCTGATATAGTTCAGGCTCTTAAAGACGCTAGAACAACATTCAGAAGCAACGGACTATATAATATGGGAATTAGTTCTGGAAGAGTTCAGACGGTTGAACATGATGGTCACAGAATTCATTTTAGAGTTTTAACGGTGGTGTTTGATTTTGCCGATTAAATATACAATCAAACCCAATCTTAAATCACTTATGGCTAACATAGAGAATAACGCTAAACTTGCGATAAAAGAAGGTGTCAACGAATACCTTTCGGAAGTAACAGAAGATATTGTTAATTCGCTCAAAAAGGCTGCTCCAGTTGATACTAGCGCATCTTCTGGTAATCCTGTGAAACCATCAATAGGTGGTAGGTTAGTGAGATCACAGAGTAACAATGCAAATATTGTTGTCGAAGCTAGGTCTCCACATGCAGTATTTACAGAGATATGGCCTAGACCTCATTGGGTGAATGTAGACAAACATCCAGAAGTTAGAAATTGGGCAAGTGCGCATGGAGTTCCATTGTCTGGAAATAGATATCTAATGGTATATGGACATGGCGGTTCTTCATTGAGAACACCACAACATTGGTTTTCAAATACCGCTCACGAAGCAATTGCGAGACATGGCGGTATGTATTTGGCCCAGAGTGTAGAAAAGTCATTAACAAGAGGTTCTGGATGGTACGGTGAGCACCGAAGACATTCAGAAGTTGCGAAACTTGGATGGGCAAGAAGAAGAGCAAGGGCTATGCCTACAAGCATGGCTGCTGGAGGTGTGCCTAATATCTATTAGGTAAGTTAACTATAAAGTAATGGTGAATATGATGAGGATGATATAAAATGGCAGCAGAAATTTTCTATGCAGAAGATGGTGAAATTTATGTATGTACTACAGGAAGTTCGCCGTCTTCAAGCACACAATATTCTGATTATCTAACTGAGATATCTGTCTCAGGTGGTGAAAGAGGAACCGAACAAATATTGTTATTGGGTCAAACATCCAATCAGCAAAACTCTATAACCAGAGAAAACCCACAGGAGCAGTATGAAACTTCTCTCACAGCCATTGCAAGAGACCACAGTTTCCAAGCAATGGTCAACGGTGATACTTCCGGTGGTGGAGACATCAAGACTGTCAAGGGTGCTAGAGACAGAACAGCAAGAGATATATATTACAGATTTGATGATGGCACTTCTCAGATAGAAATCAAATTTGAAAGTGCGTATGGTATTAGCACAGAACTTAGTGTTGATGCAGAAGGATATCTTGAAGAGACTATTAACTTTAATTGTCTTGCAAAGAACTATCAATACAAGTATGTGGCTGATAAGTCTGGTGGTAGCACATTGTTCTAGTGATGATGTGTACGGGGGTGAGGCATTAATTTGTCTCATCCCCAATTTGTGATGTGATAAAATGGCAAAAGAAGAAAAAATAAAAGAGGAACCTGTGAGGAATGTTACGATATATAATGTTCCCATATCTACTATTGAAGAGTTTAAAGCTTTTGCGAAAGCAATGGCATGGGGAAAATATTCAGTTGCTCTCAGGTTACTGCTAGATAGGTCTGCCGTGATAGATATTTTTTCTAATCACGAAAGCAGAATAAAGAGTTTGGAAAGAGAGGCGCATGAGCCTCAAAGTGAAGAGGAAAAGAAGAGCATAAAGAGATTTGGAGGAATGAAGAATGAGTGATTTAGATGCATTGTCTGGTAAGCCGAAAACAAAAAATATCGGTGGAGTTGACATAACTCTGTCTCCTTTGACCATGAAGGATTTTGACCTTGCGTTTTTGGCGGGGTCTGAGGATGACATGGAGAAGGCAAAGGGAATGAAACAGGTTGTAGAAAAGACATTACAGGATTCATATCCAGATGTCAAAGACCCGCTATCCAAGGTAAGTATGCAATATATGGTGGATCTTATGACGTTTGTTATAGAAGTAAATGGTCTTGCTACTCCTGAGAACATTGAAAAGATGTCCAAGAATATCCCTTTAGAAAAAACAGAGGAAGAAAGCTCAACGCCAGAGAAAGGATAGAACTGGAAAAATTAATGAAGTTACCAAAAAGTCTTAGAAATAAGAAAAAGGCACAAAAGATAGCAGACACACACATGGCGTTTATGAAATATTGGGAGATGAGCTACAGAGACTTTATAAATTTACCAATACCCGTTTATGTAAGGATGTTTGAATTTATGAGAAAGGCTATTAAAGAACAAGAGCGTGAGAGAAAAAAGCAAAAGAGGATGAACAAGTAAAATGGCACAAGCTACCCTAAATGTTAATATCGTTGCCCAGATGGTTGGTAAAGGTATGCCAAAAATGAATAAGCAAGTAAAAGGCATACATGATAGTTTTACTGGTGTAAATAAGGGAATGATTAAAACAGACAGGGTTATAAGACAGGGTGCGAGAGGCGCACAAAATTTAAATTCTGCGGTAGAAACAGTAAAAGAAAATATTATTGGAACTCATACCAATATGGCTGGTATTGGTGATCAAACCACACGAGCTACGAGTAGAATGGTTGGAGTAAATAAAGAAATGCAAGAAACTCTTGGCTTGGGAAAAGAGTGGGTTGGAAGAACAATGACTGTCGATGATGTCACAGCAAAACTTGGAGACAGATTTAAAAATGTAAAAAATTCACAACAGATAATAAATGATTCTTTGAAGAAATATAACACAAGATTGCAAACAACGACCAGTTTGACAGGACGATTTAGATTTGAGTTTCTTGGTATTATGTTCGCTGGTATGGCTTTGGCTAAGAGTCAGAGAAAGTGGCTTCAGGATGCAAAGAAGTCATATATTGAAGTTAGGGGAGAAGCGTCTGAGTTAGCTAGTCAAATTAAGAGAATTGAAGAGACACAAAAAAGAATGAAAGCTGAAGCATATGAAGCAACAAAATGGGTTCATAATTTAAATGAGCAAATAACAGAATGGCTATCTAAACATCCACAGCTTCTAAAATTTGTTGGAACAGTTAGGTTGTTTGCTGCTGGCATGGGCACAGTTCTTCAAACAGTTGGTCAAGCCATGCTTGCATATTTTTCATTAGTAATAGCAATGAAGTCATATTTGGCAACTAAAACAGATGTTATGGCAGCAGAAAGTTTGCACACTATGATGTTACATGGTATTATCGCAAAGACAAAGGCCTTGAAGGTTGCAATTCTTGGTGCTGTGAAAGCTTTTTGGGCAAAAATAACATCTGTTAATGTATCAACAATATCTCTAAAAGCATTTAATAAATCTACCAAAGGCTCAATTATTTCTGGTGGTATTTTAACAACTGTCATTGGTGCTGTATCTACCGCATTTAAAAAATTGGCAGTATCCATTGGTTCCTCTGTTGTTTCACTTAAGGCTTACATTACCCAATCATCAATCGCAACATCAGTTTCTGGAGGTTTAACTGCTGCTGTTACAGCACTATCTGCTGCTGTCAAAGGTTTGTGGGCTTCTTTATTGGGTCCGATAGCATTAATAATTGCATTGATAGGCGTATTGATGACTACAAGGAAATGGATTGAAGATGTGTTAGATGGAACAAAGAAGTTTAGTATGTTTTGGTTTTCTGTTGCACAAACAATAAGATTGGCTCTCTGGCCTCTCGAATTTGCTGTTTTCTTGATTGAGAAATTGGGTCAAATGCTTGGGCTTATATCAAAAGAAAGAGAAATTAGAATTCCTATTGCGGTTGAGGGTGCTACTGAAGCTGCTGATTATATTGCTGATTATCTGAAACCGGGTTCACCTCCCAAGAAGGGTCCATTGTCAGATATGGATATGTGGGGAAAGAATTATGCTTATATGATTTCAGAAGGATTAAACCGTGGTGAAAATTTCATTAGGGGTGCTGCTGGAAATATAGGCAAAACTATAATGGATACAATCATTCCTCTGCTTGATTTCTTTGGCCTTCTTAGATCTTTGGTTATGGGCAAAGAAAAATTGGATCTGGAAGCAGAAGAACCAGAAGAAGGCGGTTTTCTTAGTTGGTTGTGGGAAGCTGCTACAAGCGGTTTTGAGGCAATGAAACTTAATATTTCCGCTGTTTTGGATACAATTGCTGGATTTGCATTTGCACTATGGAGAGGGCTTGTTGATGATGTTATTCCAATGGCAATTGAACTTGCTAAAAAGGCTTGGAATTGGCTATGGGATATAATGAAGTGGGCATATGATGGTGCTTGGAGAGCGTTTGGTATATTAATTAATTTGGCTGAGAAAGCATGGGGATGGCTATGGGATATAATGAAGTGGGCATATGATGGAATATGGAGAACTTTTGGAATGTTAATAAATCTTGCTGAAGGAGCGTGGGGTTGGTTATGGGATATTGTTAAGTGGATGTATAATGGTATCTGGAGATCATTTGGAATGATTATTAACTTTGGCGAAGGTTCGTGGTCGTGGCTGTGGGATATAGTAAAATGGATGTACAATGGCGTATGGAGATTCTTCGGAATGTTTATTAATCTCGATAATGGTGTTTGGAGTTGGCTGTGGGATCTATTGTCTTGGATGTATAGGGGCATATGGAGATTTTTGGGGATGTTTATCAATTTGGATGAAGGTCCGTGGTCATGGTTATGGGATGTAATGCTTTGGATGTATCGTGGCGTATGGAGAACTTTTGGAATGTTGATCAATATTGCTAAAGGAATTGGAAATTGGCTATGGAATGTTCTTGAATGGGCATATGGTGGAATAACAAAGGTAATTGATATTACAGTTAATTTGCTCAAAGGTGCTGGTGGTGCATTATGGAATGCAATAACTACAACAACTGCTGCTTTGATACCGGGTATAGAAGGACGAAAGCAGATGGGTGGACCAATAAACCAGACAGGATTGTACATGCTTCACATGGGAGAATATGTTGTTCCAAAGAAGAATGTTAGTGCTGGTGCTGGTGGGAATAACATAAATGTTTATGTTAATCTTAGTTCTAACATATCATCTCAGATGGATATAAAAAGAGTTAGTGAGGAACTTGGTAGAGAAATAGCAAGAGATATTGAAAAGAGATTGGGTGTATTCTAATGACAGTTGGTAATATAAGGATGAAAGTTAAGGATGGAACATTTACAAATGGATCTTCCAGCACATTTGTTGATTTACAGGCAAATGGTATATCATATTCACAGGAAGGTTCCATTGGTGTTGGAGCATCCCTTAATGCAGATATAGAAGTTAATAACTATGATGATGCATATATATCAACACAATACATGGGTCACAAAAACCCAACTATAGAAATAAGTGGAACATTGGACGAAAAGGCAGCGCAGGATGATTCTACAATTATAAATTTTGATCTTCTAAGAAGATTTATTCAAGAGAAGAAAAGAAAAATTTTAATCGAACCGCATATGTTTCCGGGCAATGGTGTTTATGTTCACATAACCGGAATAGAGGTAAGCAAATCTTCTCAATCTTTAATTCCCAAACCTAGTGGTGGTTGGGATAGTCCAACTGACAAGGCAAAATCAATTGGTGGAATAATGGATTATACAATGACATTGGTGGTAGATAGCAAGGTGTGATTATTATGGGAGCAATTAATGTTCAGATTGATGCAATTCCACAACGGGTAAGAGATTCAGCAACATATTCACAAGATGAGATTCCTTGGAATTCAAATGATTCTGATAATGATACACGAAATCATTCCTCTACATTGAAAGGTGGAATATCAAGAATATCAGCAACTCTTGGAAGAGGATCGGTTGCTGGCGATACTGAAATTCAATTTACTGGTGTTAATAAAAACAGTTTTCCGCAATGGCTTGACGAGTCAAGTATAGCCGTATATGTTTCTGATTCATCTATTAATAAATATAAGAACATGATTAATCTTTATCAAGTTGAGTCAATTGAACCTGTAAAAACAACAAGTGGTTATGAATGGCGCATACGTGGGAGAGATTTAACAAATATATTGATGAACACAAGAATAACCGAAAATTACGATAAGGGACTTGAATACACAGTTGGCGAGACAACCGATTATCCTACGGCATCATTAATAATCAGACATATCCTTAGAAGTTATTTTACACAAGAAACGGAAGCAGCAACAGAAATAAAAGATAATGGGGTTGCTACAACAAAGAGAGATAGGGAAACAGCATTTCCTTATATTTCATATTCTTGTTCAAACAAATCAATGTCTGATATATTGGATGAATTGTCGTCAGATGTATATACACAAGACGGCCCGTATGATTGGAAATTGTCTGTTGATAATGCAAAAAGAAGAGTTAGTCTTATATGGGGTCCAAGAGAAAAAGACAAATTCGCATATGAAACTCTTGATAATGAATACACAACATATGATTCTTCTTCTGTAACACAGGTTGCTCAGAAATTGAGTTTTACAGGAGACACAACTTTTGAGGCAACTGCTGTTAGTTTAACATCGTTTGGTACTGATTTAACTGGATATATTAGCTTGAATGCAGATTCTGGTGATGAACCGGGCGATGAATTGATAAGCACAGCATCACAAGATATTCATTCGGGCGATTTAGAATTAAGTTTTTCAACAACATATCTGATTGACCCCGGTTATACTATGTGGATTGTTCTTCATTTAGAAAGCGGTTCTGCAACTGTTCAGGGAACGTCAACAGGCAATTCCAATATGAAATATTATGATGGTTCTTGGAATACAGAAACAGCATTAAACAACATGGCGCATGATTTGTATGGGTTTACATTGGAGAAGTCTTTTGACATAAACAAAAGAGATGATGTAATATCGGTTAAACCAGAGAAATCATATTACGATATACCAAACCTTGTTACATTAAATTGCGGTAAAGATCCATCTGGGGTTCCAATTATAATTGATGTTCTTTCTGAGTCTACGGCATACACATATGGTGTCAAGACCATTGTTAAAAGTAGACCAGAATTGGCTGAAGAATGGATAAATGAGAATGGTGAACCAGATGAATACCCCGAAGATGTTGATGGAACCGAAGTATCAAACTACAGCGGTTATGTTGAACTATGTAGAGACAGGGTAGAAGAGAAAGGCAGAGGGACGGGGAAGGAAATTTTAAAAGCAATAGGCGAGAATAATATACCAAAGTGGAGTATTGATCTTACTATGTTGGGAACGCACGATTATAAAGTCGGTCAGATGATAAGATTTCAATCTGACAATCTTGGTGTTCATCGCAGGAGTCTTGGTAGTGGCGGTGCTAATAGATTGGCTTTGGGCGATTTTAGAATAGAAGGGATTACACATGAAATAGATCCTTCGGGATGGTATACAACATTAAATCTATTGGAGAGATAAAAATGGCTAGACTAGGAAGCAGACTTGCAAACAAAATAAAAGATCAAGAGGATTTTGAGAGAAGTCAATTTATAGATGAATTTACATCGAAGCTCAGAGTATTTTTTACCAGAATAAATTTTGATGTTGATTGGTCAATTGAATCACGAGATAACGATTACACATTCGAAGTTGGTCATAGCACAAAAGGAAAATTAGATACTGCTACATATAATAAAGAGGCTTGGACAGAGGTGAGGTCAAAATGATGACAAAATGGTTACTTAATAAAGTAAGGGATGCAATTGTTGATTCAAGCACAACGATAGGTTCCGAACCAACACACATTTCTTTTGGTACTGGCACTACTGGCGAAACCGAAGATGACACAGAGTTGGACACGGAATATGTAAGAAAAGTGATTGAAAGAATTGATGATACCATTGATAACAAAATAGTAATTTATTGCACGCTTGATACTTCAGAAGGTAATACAACTATAAGGGAATTTGGGCTGCACGATGCATCATCTGGTGGTAATATGCACCTTAGAGAAGTATTGCCAGTTGCGTACACAAAAACAAGTAGTGTTGAAATTAGATTAATATTGAGTGTAACTCTGGAGAGTGTATAAAAATGACAAAAGAAGTAGTTGATGGAGATACGGTGTATACAGACGATATAAACCAGATAATAGATGCTTTACAGCAAAACGGGGTCATAGATGGATTCGCTGTTAGCACTTCTTCAGGATTAACAGTTTCTATAGCCAGCGGAAATGCTTACGTTAATGGAAAGAAGGTTTCTAGAGACACATCACAGACTGTCACACTTTCAGATGCAGATGCATCTCTTGATAGGATTGATTTGATAGTTTTGGATGAGGATGGTGATGCTTCTGCTATTGAAGGCACACCATTGACTAATCCAGTTCCAGCATCATTTTCGGCAACAAAAGTTGTTCTTGCTTATGTAACTGTTTCTGCTGGTTCTAGTTCATTGTCAAGTTCTGATATTACAGACGAAAGAATAATTGTCAAACATCAAATATACAAGATGCCTTGGTTATCTGAGGTTGAAACTGGTGGCGATGTTCAGTTGTTTGATGACAACAATACATCTACAGAATCGGATTGGACAAGGATTGTAGATCCAGATTATGATTTTGATGAAACTGCCAATGAAATAGTATTACAAAATGGTCTTTTTAGACTACGAACTAGACACCAAGAAGCTAGTAGTCAGGGCGAATTGTCATTATTTGTGGTCGATGATAGAGATTATGATAATGATGATGAATGTGAATATAAACGCTTGGGTATTATTAAAGTAAGGCCATACATTGATGGTGTCCAATGGGATCTATCTAATATTTCTCCCACAATAACATTTGAAAAATTGTCACCAAACGAATGCAATATAAAACTGAGATATAGCGGTTCTGATAGAGTGTTTGATGTTCACTTATCTGTTAAAAAAGGACAAAGGCATTCAAAGATAACAACAGAGGTTATAGAATTGGCTTCTGGGGATACTCAATTAACTAAGGTATATTGTTATGTTACTCAAACAGAATCAAATATGGATTCTTCGTTGGCTTATAGAGATATATCATCTTTTGAAAAATTTGGTGATTCGGCAATAGAATCGGATGCACTCGCTGGAACCGGAACAAACCTAAATAAAAATTACCAAATACTATATGGAAATACAGAAACATCACCATATATTGTTGGTATTGCATCAAATAAAAAACCAAGCGCAATTAATTATGGTGCTAGAGTTTATTATGGCACTAATGAATGGAATGGTATTATAATGTATGATGCGGGTCATACGGTTTCATCTGGTGATGTTGATATAAACTTTTATCCATTTACAATTCCATTTAAACATACAAACCATTTGAAAAAAGAAGGAGAAGTATCTACTGGAATTGATTTTGGATCTACACATGTATCGGGTACGTGGATAAGCGTATCAGAATCAAAGTGTTCGGGAACACATTATATAACTAATGATGATACTGAAGGCGGTTCATCAAGACAAAATGATGAAATAAGATATGATTTCTATGTTCCATGTGATGGTTATTATGATATATGGACACATGGGTATGAAGATTCATCTATGGGAATATCTGATGTTGAGCTTGATGGTGTTTCAACGGGCACAATTGATTGGTATTCTGTTTCTGGAACTTGGGGATATAAGGCTGTAGAAAATGTATCAATGACTCAGGGAAGACACAATATTGACTTTTTGATGTCAACAAAAAATGCATCAAGCTCAGATTATGAGATGAAATTAGATAGTATATATTTGGTTCCAAAATATGAGAACACAAGCTATACAGGAGATTTCCCATATGATATAGCCAGACAAGCAATATCAGACAATGATTTCAGTTATGGTTATACATCTCCACTTAATTATGAAGGATTTCTAGATACAGATGATGTTACAAATGATTGGAGCTTCGGTTCTAAGATGGTTGCAATACTCCCAGTTGGTACTGATTCGTCATCTGAGACAGTAGATTTCTACAGAAACGCCAGAAAGAGATATATTGATGATATAATCAGCAGAGAGGCCGAAACGGGATATCATGCCGTTACAGGGACTTGGAGCACAGAAAGTGGGTATGGGGATGATTCGTCAGATTCAATCTCCTGCCCCAGAAATGGCGGTGAAGTCAAGTGGTATCTTGATTTCCCAAGAAAAGGATGGTATTTATCATCGTTGAAGGTAAGGGAATCAGACGATAATACCGATGATAAGTATCAATATTCGTTGAAGAATGTATCTATATCTGAGGCATACACCAGTTTGAGCAATAATCATCTGCACGATGAAGATTCGTCTGATTCGACAATAAGATGGTCAGATGCAGAAGGATTTTTCTATGCTCTTCAAGGTAGTCAGACAATACAGGTTAAGTGTGAAAACACGGGAGATGACAAGGCAATTGATAAGATTGAAATTTATCCTGTTGATCCTGTTCCTGTTATTGGTAGTCCTTCAACCCCATCAGCTATTACATTCACTACCAAACTGATATCGGATGTTCCACACAGCAGAATTGATGGTATAAACCAGATGGATTCCATTCAGGCAAACAGAGGCAATTTTAATTATGTAGATATGACAGGAGACATAGATACAAATCAGTCGGAGGTTAAAGAATTAGTATTGGAGAACCTATCATCAGCACCTTCGAGTCCTGTTGCTGGTCAAATTTATTTTGATACTTCAGGATCAAAGTTCTATGGATATGATGGGTCAAGCTGGAATGAGTTGTGATTTAATTGTCTGATCATTATACGTCTGGGGATGTGGTATATACCAAAGATTTTATGGGGATGATTAATGGTCTAAATCAAATTGGCGTAATTAAAGGTCTTGAAGTCACCGAATCGGATGGGATATTTCATACAATAATACAAAACGGTCTTATAGCATATTATAGATTTGAAGATGATGGTAATGTATTACACGATTATAGTGGCAATAATTATCATGGAACATTAAAAAATTCACCAACTTGGGAAACTGGAAAAATTGGTAACTGTCTTGAGTTTGATGGTGTTAATCAATATGTAGAAACTAGTTCTGATCCTATCAATGCATCTAGTGCCAATTCTGAATTTTCTATAAGTTTTTGGATTTATCCAACTGCTGCTGCTGATGGCAATCTTAGACATGTTATTGATGATGGCATATGGACAAACGGAAGTTATGTTTTTTATATAAGTTCTGGTATGTCAAGAATAGTTTTCGGAATTCAAAATGATTCTGGTACAAGAAATGAAACAGCAAATGCTGTTATTTCTGTTGATACATGGCAACATGTTGTTGGTGTGTGGGATGGAACAAACACAAAAATTTATATTGATAACAGTCTATCTTCTAATTCTGGTTCTATTGGTGGAAGCGTTTCCGGTCAGTCTTGGTTAAGAATTGCTCAAGCTACTACTGATTTTGAAGGCAAAATAGATGAAATAAGGATATATGATCGTGCGTTGTCATCAGATGAAATCGAATTAATATATAATGAAGAAAACACATTAGATAAAATGTCTGTTGATGTGTCATCTGGAAGAGCATTGTTTGAAGATGTTTACATTGAAGCAGGAGATGAAACGTTAGAACTCAATGATTCTGATGCTTCTAATGACAGAAAAGATTTAATTTATTTAACTCCGTCTGGTTCTTTGTCTATTTCAACAGGAACGGCAGCATCTACACCAATTCCACCGAATATTGGAGGAAATAAGAGAATGATATTGGGCGAAATAACAGTATCCGCTGGTGCGTCAACAATCACAAACAGCGATATACGTGACGAGAGACATATGATTTATGGAAATAAATATCAAGATGTTTTTGAAGGTGGCAATCCAGATGATGGGATTTGTTCTGTCAATGATGATGAGGCATCACTTGATTCAGAAGATTGGTCAAGAGAATATAACCCAATGAAAAGATGGGGTGGTTATTGATGCAAGCAAGCGATATTAAGTTTTATCTAACGGGTGCGAACTCTGATGGTGATACTCAGACGCAACCAAACAAATCTCTTGGTGGATTTAGGGGTTCAGAGATAGACAGCGGAAATATGAGAAATATTTTTGACCACGTAAGTTCCTCTGAAGCCGAATCTGGTGATGTCGAATATAGATGTGTGTGCATTAAAAACACACATTCTGTGGATTCGTTGACTAGCGCAAAGGTTTGGTTAGACTCTAATACATCTTCAGAAGAAAGTAATATAGAAATAGCTATTGATGCACCGTCTTCACAACCGTCTGGTAGCACACAAACCATTGATGATGAATCCACAGCACCCCTTTCATTAACTTTTTATGATTCATGTATTGATAGTTCCACGGGATTAGAGCTAGACGATCTAGAACCCGGTTATATATATTATGTATGGATAAAGAGAACTATTAATGCTGGTACTCCAGCAGCGTTGGATTCCTTTACATTAAAAGTTAATGGTGTTTATGAATACAAGACTAGTGCAACCATAACTGGTGCTCAATACAGAGAAGCGAGAAGAAATACAACTTATAATCCAGTATTTTCATTTACAAAACCAACGGCATCAAAGATAAAAGCATCCTCTGGGAGTACGTCAATGGGTTATGGTTACTGGATATTTTATTTCAGCAAAAGCACCATTCGAGATAATAAATTAAGGGTTACTTGGAACGGCGAATATGATCATTGGTATGGTGCTACATCTGGTAAAACATTTGCCAGAGTGGATGTATTAGATGGAACACAGGGTCCGAGTGAAGATTCTTTTTGGAATTCTAGATCTAGTGTTGAAGATGCACAAATAGGTACAATATGTACAAAGTCTACTGATGGTTCTTCAGATCCTTATACATTCGCCGAAACAGATGAAGACTATACAATAAACATATCTGGTGGATCAAGCGATAATTGTATGATAGTGTTCACATTAAATGATGCGTGGTCACAAGCAGGCATGAACATTGAGATTGATAAAGTTCAAATTATAGATTCTGATACTGAAGAGGTTTTATATACTGAAGAGTTTGATGATCAGACACTTACAGCAGATAGAAGTGATACGCATGCAGATTATGGTCATTTATATATGACTGTTGCACAGCAAGCATCAAGAACTATAAACCAAACAAAACAATCAAACTATGCAATAGTAGATATAAATAACCCAACAACCAGATCTGTGTTTGATAATGGTTTAATAAGACTTAGATCGAGATTGGAAACTGATATGGTTGATGCCGGATCTTTGGATATATGGATAAAAGAAGCGGTGTGGGACGGCTCAACAACTAGCCAATCTTGGGAATATTATGGAAGACTTATGCCAGAAGCAGATGTATTTGATAGCCAATGTCCTTGGTCGAGAGTATTTATAAATTATATGGATTTCAACAAAACCGTTATGAGATATTATTTCACTAGTTCAATATATATGGATGTAACTTTATATCGTGCATCTCAGGGACTTAAAGTAGAGTGGAGTTCTGGTGCTACTGGATACATGTATTGGTCAATAGCAAATGATAAGAGACCAAGGTTTGGTTATGGAGAAGGTGCAGATCTTGTTGATGCAAATGCTGAAACTGAAGATGGTTGGGATAATCTTGGAACAACAAACAATTGGTGTATAGTTTGGGATGATACCTGTGATTATTTCTTGGGTTTGGCATTGACCGATGATTCAACTACACCCAGATGTTATTCAGATATAAGCAACGATGTTATAACAAAATTATCTACTGGAACATCTTCTGATTTGAATGAACCACATTTCTGGTTTTATTCAAGGAGATTTATGGATACTGTTTATAGATATTATGATGCAACTCTATCAGAAGGTGCAAAGATAGTAATTGATAATACTTCTTCTGATGGGTATTCATTAACTACGCCAGATTATTCAGCAAATTCTGACGAAATTAATTGGGCCGTTTGGAATGTTTGTAGTCCAAATGATTACAAACTTGTAGAAAGGAGAAAGAGTAGTAAAACTGGTACATTTGGTTTTAATGAATCCGATGGAACCAGCGGGGTTGGAATAAACAATGAAACGTTTGGCTTAGATGGATATTATTGGGACTACCTAATATATGTACCAAAGAAATGCAGAGTTGATACTGATGTTAGTGGTCCAGAAGATGTTGCAAATGAGCTGCTAATGAATTGGGATTATGGAATATTCATAGTTAATGATGATGATAGAGATTATGAAATAAAGCCAACATATGCTGATGTCACAAACGATTGGAGTATTGACCCAGATGAATATTTTGTTATACCCCCATCAATTGATGATCTTGAAACAGGGAACCCCACATTTTATAGATTCACAAATGCTGATTTTGCGAATGCTGAAAGACTCGAAGACACCGATGCAACACCAGACTATACATCACATTGGAGCACAGAAACAAGAAAATCGTTGACAGCAGATGATAGTGCATATATGGCAACAAGTGGAACACCCGGAATGCTGTCTTGGTCTATGGATATACCAAATAATAAATTCTGGGCATACGCTAGGTTACGTGCTGAAACAGATGGTACAATTGGTTATAGGATAATGTCAACAAACGTTGGTGGGTCATATGACCTAACAGAAGATTGTCATAGAGAGCCAGATCCTGTTATGGGTTCTCCGATTAACCAAGGATGGTCAACATTTGAAGGTGCATTCAGGGTTCTTGAAGGAACGTCAAACACTATTAAGCTAAGAGGATATGGAACTTCAGATAGGAGCCAGTTGTATGTTGTTGATAGGGTTGATGTTGTTCCTGTAGAAATTGCGCCATTCAAATATTATGTTCCAAGAGGCTCTGTGATTACGATATCAAACATAGAATCAAAAAGGCTAAACGAAAACAGATGGAGAAATATGTTTCTGTCTGAAGAGATACGTGGGAGAGCAAGGTTAAATTATATGGATGTAAATGATGGAATGGATATGAATCAACACCAAATGCTTGAAATGACAGTTGAAAATTTATCAACTGCACCAACAAGCCCATCAAATGGGCAAATATATTTCAATACTTCTGACAATAAGTTTTATGGGTATAAAGGAAATTCATGGGTTGAGCTATAATGACACTTTGGAATATGCGTGATGTCAAGTTAGCAGTTGATTCAAACGGTAATATCAGAATATCTGGTGTTAGTAATTTTAGATTTTCTTCTAGATATGGAACTATAAACGATGCCATTACATCTCTTCCATCAACTGGTGGCATTGTTGTGGTTGAACCCGGAACGTGGCAATCTGGAAATAGGCCCATATCGTTGGATTCAAATCAAGGATTGCTTGGATTCGGAACTAGTTCTATAATACATAATACAGATACAACATATACTGATACACATACAATATCTGCTACTGGAACAGGTGCTTCTCATTTGGAAAATATAAACATAAGTAATGTCAAATTTACAGGTTTAACTGGTGGTGGTAGTGCTATAGATTTTGATTATGTTGATGATTTCACTATTGATAGGATTTGGGTTGATGGTGTATATGGAAATTGCATAAACCTAACAGAATGTGATTATGGTGTTATTCAAGGATCAAAATTGATGAATTCTGTTAATGGTGCAGGGTTATATGTTGATAGTTGTGATTATGATGTCATATCCAATTGTTTCTTTCTTAATAACAATACATATGGTATTGATGTTGCCAGCGGTAGTACAAATACATTAATCACAAGTGGAAAAAATCATTTCTCAGGAAATAGTTCTGGAAATGTTAATGATGATGGTACTGATACTGAGTGGGTCAGGGAAGGATTTGAAAGGTCTTTAACAGCTTGGGATGAAACCGAAGTTACGTACACGGATTCTACTGGTGATACATGGAGTTCTAATAGTGATGAAATAAAATCATTCAGGGTTATATACAGCTCTTCTCATGGGTTTCCGGTTTCAGATCTCCATATATGTGCTGAGATGAAAGCTGATGCAGGAACAGGATCTCTTGGTGTTTATGTTGATGGTGGCGGTAGTCCTGAGTTAACTCTTACAACAACCAATACTTCATATGAGGTTCAGAGTGGAACATTCTCAGTAACATGGTCGGATGAAACAATACACACAATAACCGTTAAATATAAAAACAGCGGTGCGGGTAATACTACATATAATAGAACATTTGAATGTTATGCGGATTGATTAAAATGGTAAATATAAGAAAATGCCAAACCTGTCAGCAATGTGATACATGTGAAACATGTGTTACATGCGAGAATTGTGATAGTTGCGATGCTTCATGTGACGGGTTATGCGATTACTGTAATGAGTGCTATACATGTGACGCTTCTTGTGATGCCGAATGCGATGCAACATGTTATTCTTGTGATGCCTGTGACAGCAGTTGTGACAACAATTGTAATGTGTGTGATGCCTGTGATACATGTGATGCAGCTTGTGATACATCTTGTGATACATGTGATACCGATTGTCATGCTCTATGTGATTATTGTTATGCTTGCAACACATGCGACTCGTCTTGTTATGTGTGTGATATCTGTGATTCTGCATGTTACAATTGTGATGCTTGTGATACCTCCTGTGATGCGTCATGTGATGCCGTTTGTTATTCTTGTGACGCATGCGATACTAATTGTTATAACGAATGTGATACTTGTGATTTAAATTGTGATGCAACTTGTGACAATAATTGCAATGTATGCGATGGGTGTGAAAATTGTGATATTTCATGCAATGCAACTTGTGATTCGGCTTGTTATTCTTGCGACAGTTGTGATTCACAATGTTATAGTGAATGTGATAATTGTGATGCTTCTTGTGATGCCACATGTTACAATACTTGTAATATTTGTGATGGATGTCAAACATGTGATTCAACCTGTTATACAGCTTGTGACGACTGTGATAACTGTTATTCTGAGACCTGTATCACATGCGATGGGGAGTGTGATTACTATTGAACATTAGAAACAGGGCAGAAAAAACCAACAATATCAGAGATACAGAATGTGCAATATGTGATTCTTGTTACTCTGGTTGTCAGACATGTGATAGTTGTGATACATGCGATGCTTCTTGTGATGCCAATTGCGATACAACCTGTTTTGCTTGTGATACATGTGATACCGATTGTGACGCAGATTGTGATTACTGTGATTCATGTTATACCTGTGACTCATCATGTGATGCCTCCTGCGACTCGTCTTGTTATGGATGCGATAACTGTGACTCATCTTGTTATAGTTCATGCGATTCATGTGATGCATCATGTTTTGCCAATTGTGATGCGGTATGTGATTCCTGTGATACATGTGATGGAGATTGCCACGATTGCAATACTTGTGATGCTGCATGCGTTTTGTGCGATTCTTGTGATTCTCATTGTGATGCAACATGTTATGAATGTGACAATTGTGATAGTTGTGATACCTCCTGCGACAAATCTTGTGATGCCTGTGACACAGCATGTATAGGGACATGCGATGCGACTTGTGATGTATTATGTGTAGGGTGTGAAATTTGTGATACAGATTGTGATGCCACATGTGATAATTGTTACAATTGTGACACATGCGATGCCTCTTGTGATACATCATGTGATGCTTGTGATACGGCCTGTATAGGAACGTGTGATGCATCATGCGATGTTGCTTGTTACAGTTGTGATATATGCGATACAGATTGTTATACAACATGTGAAGAGTGTGATGCCTGTCAAAACTGCGAAGGAGAATGTGATTGGTGTTATGAATCCACATATTATGCATAAAAGGAAAGATTAATAAAGAATGATGGAGAAATGTATTGTTATGACAAACAAAAAAAAGAAACATCCGATGGAAGGAAAGATAAGTTCGTTTACAGTTTTTGCAACTGAGAGATGCAACATGGCATGTGATTACTGCTTCGTTTATGAAATTTATCAAAAAACTGGTCAGCGTTTCCAAGGAAAAGATATGAGTTTTGATACAGCTAAAGCAACAGTTGATTTTATGCTCAAGCAAGATGCATATCGTGGAAAGCAAGGTGGAAGAAACGGTAAACTATCGTGGCATTGGTTTGGTGGTGAACCGACAATAAGAATGGATCTATTGAAAGATACATGGACATATGCAACTGCAAGATCAAAAGAAGCAAATAAAGATATTCGTTGGGGAATGACCACTAATGCGGTTGCTCTCGCAAATGATGATATTGCTGATTGGTTTATTACACACCAACCATTTCATTTTTTGATAAGCTTAGATGGTTGGGGTGAGTCACATGATATGCATAGAAAATTTACCAATGGAAAAGGAAGCTTTGGTGTTATAAAGAAAGGATTGGATAACATAATAAACAAGGTTCCAGAAAAAGAATTAGAGATAAGGTGGACGGTATCGCCAGACAACGGTTCTTATGTTTTTGATTCTCTAAAAAAACTTATAAAATATGGTTTTAGAGCATTTGCATTAGATCCTGTTCATGAAGTAGAATGGTCAGATGAAGATTTGGATGTATATTATGACCAAGTGAGAAAAAGTGCATATATGTTAATGGACTTGCATAGAAAAGGAATTCATATTCATTTCAAACCATTAAGAGATGGCGTGAGAGCTATTGCATCTACCATGAAAAGAAGCAACAGAAGATGTGGTATGGGTATGGGCAGTATATCAGTCACACCAGAAGGCAAGTTAGCTGCATGTCATAGATGGGTTAACAGACCAACAGATAAATACAATTATATTCTTGGTGATGTTTGGAATGGCATTGATTATGGCGTTGCTGAAGAGTTCTGGTCGAAATTAAAAGTAGAAAATATAAGAAGTGAAGGATTTAATTGTAAAAATTGCCCGATGAAAGGAGGATGTATTGGCGGTTGTTTGGTTGTAAATTATGACCAAACGGGGGATATGAATATAATTCCGACAGAGACATGTGTTCATGAAAGAAGAAAATTCCCAATAGCTGCCGAGATATATTCTATTATGTCTGCTGAAAAAAATGAGGGATTCTTTAGAAGATATGGACTTCCTCTGCCTTGGTCAGCCAAAAAAGTAGGAGATATAAAAAGAGAACGTGGTAATAGTAACAATAGTTGCTCTATTAACCCCAAAAATAGAAAACAAAACAAAAAATAAGGGAAAGTTTTAAATATGAACAAAGTACAATAATATGTAAGTGATAACTTTGGCTTCAGATCCAGAAAACAACAATGACAGTATGATGTTTTTGATAAGAACATTGACTACACAGAGTACGGAACAAACGAAAAAAATGAATGAAATTTCTAAGGATGTTACAGAGATAAGTACCAAGCTTGATTTATTGCCATGTAAAGAACATGCCGAATTTATTAGAGCAAACTCTGAATTTAGGCTTAAAACACTTGGTTTCTCTGGGGCTATAGCGTTCTTGGTTTCGTTGGCTGTTGTTGTTGTTTCATTTATGTTATAGTAAAAAGAGGAAGGTGATTAAAGAATGGGTGTAACTGCTGCCGATATAAAATGGTACTTAACTGGTGCTAGTTCAGATGGTGGAGCACAGGCTGACCCAGATGCAGCGTTGGGAAACTACAGGTCGTCAACTGAAATAACAAATGATAGTATTGAGAACCTGTTTGATAATGTTACTGGTGCTGAAGCAACATCTGGGGATATTGAATACAGATGCATTTGTATTAAAAATGAAAATGCATCTTCAAAGAATTGGTACAACGTTAAGTTCTTCATACAAACCAATACTCCTTCAGGCGATTCTTCGATAGAATTTGCTGTTGAGGCTGCCGAAGATGGAGACAGCGATGGAAGTGCTCAAACCATAGGTGACGAATCCACATCACCAACTGTTGGAACTGGAAGCGTTTCCGCTTGGGGTTCTGGAACAACATATGCTGGCGGTGTGGGGGTTAATCAAGGAGCACACGATGCCAATCTCGATGCTGGCGAACTTATATTCTTATGGCTCAAAAGAACTATTGGTTCTGCTGCGAGTGCGTATGATGCGGATAATGTTGTTATGAGAGCACAGGGAGAAGCTACAGCATAATCATCTTTCTCTTTAATAGAGCTGATGAATAAAATATGTGAGGTTATTTCCTTGTGTTATCCAATACCCACTATATTCTTTTATGAGGTGTTCTAGTGTCTACTAATTTAAAAATGGAATGGGGCACTTGGACAACTGTCGGAACTTCGTGGGAAAGCAAATCTTGGTCGTTGTCTTGGGACGATGCGCCAAGAGTTGTGGCATCAATAGAAGCTAATATTAGTTCTACATATAATTCTGCTATTGTTGAAATTAAAGATGTAACAACTAGTGGATGCAGCGTAAGAGTTAGAAACGTAACTTCTATTGGTGGAGCTTGGGATATAACTAGTGCCACAATTCACTATATTGCTGCCGAAGATACTGGCACATCAACCGATTATGTTCTTCCCGGCACTAGTGTTAAGGTACAAGTGGGGCAATTTTCTGATACAGATGTTGACAACAGCGGTAGTTGGACAACCGATGGAAACGTGACTATGTATCCATCGTTTACTGGTACACCCGCTGTTTTGGCTACAAGAACCACACATAATGATAGTGATTGGTCATCACCTTGGTCGTGTAAAACGGGTTCTAGTTCAGACCCACCAACAGCAACAGATGGTGATTGTCATATTCATCATCAAGACGCACAAGATGCAAATGGAGATTTTTCAACCGCTGATTATATTGATTATATGATTATTGATGAATCATCAAATTTTGATTTAACAAGAACCGATGACACAAGCACAAAAGCAACCGTTTTGGTTTCCTCCGACTCTGTTCAAGGGATTGACAATAGTGCTTCTGGGTATAATGTTGCCCATAGTTTATCATCGGACCCAACGGTTGCGGTTGGTTCTCAGGTTTCTATGGATGGTTCACATGGTTCGTGGTGTCATACAAAATCAATAGATAGCACAAACGTTGTATGTTGGGCAATGGAAACTTATGGTGGTAGTGAAAGATCACATGCGGATGAACAGATGGCATACTTTTGTTTGGTTGATGCTGGTGAATATGAATTATACACAACCGATGATCTTACAGTAAAGTGGAATATGTATGAAGAAGATGCTTGGTTATCTGGATGGGAATATAGAAAGAAAATATCTATTACTGGTCAATCTGGTTCTGGAACAAATTATCAAGTAAAATTATTGGTTGGTGAAAGCTCTGGTTCTTCTGGTGACGATTTTCATTTAGAGGACAACTGTACAGATTTTCCCAATGATATAAGATTTACTTCGAGCGATGGAGAAACTTTGTTAGATCATTGGCATGAAAAAACAGAAGGTTCTGGTTCAAATGAAGTTGCTACATTCTGGGTCGAAGTTGCTGCTAATTTAGATACAGATCAAGATATATATATTTATTATGGCAAAAGTGGAGAATCCTCTGCAAGCAATGGCGATGATACATTTTTATTGTTTGATGATTTTTCTGATGGTGATGCGTCAAATTGGACCGAGTCTGAAGGAGATGGAACGTATCAAGAAACAGGAGGTTATATGGAATTAAAGATTGCCGATGGTTCCGCTTCTATATATGAAACGCTTGAAAGCGATTTTACATTTACGGGCCAAAATTCTGAAACAATGGCATTGGTTGAAGAAACCCAACATTGGGATAGAGGAAGATATGCAGAAATAAGAGTTCATAAAGATGCAAATAATAGTCTTACGATTATGCCACTTGATGCAGATTATAATTCTGTTCGATTAAGAGAATATGGCGGTGGATCAGCAGATTATGTTCAAGATACTAGTGCTGGATTATTAACAAAAAACGTTGAATATAGATTTGCAATGAGCTGTGATGGAACAGATCTCAAAGAAACCATATATGATGAAGACAATGATGCAACGTGGGAAACGCAAACCAACAATCTTGATTATTTCTCTTGGGATACCGAGAGTGAATATTATATTGCGCTTAGTGCGGGCCATTGGGGAACTGGTAGTGGAGGCGATGGATATGTTACAGATCATTGGAAATGGGTTGCCGTAAGAAAATATAACACAACCGAACCAGCGTTTAGTAGTGCTGGAAATGAAACCATTGCTGAACTTGAAACAGTTAAATGGGATATATGGAGCACACTATATGAGGATTATACATTTGATTGGGACATATGGAGTATGTTATATGAGGATCTTACTCCAAAATGGAACATTCTTGAATATATAACAGAAGACGAGACTTTAAAATGGGACATTTGGTCTAGTGTTTATGAAGATGAAACACTAAAGTGGAGCATGTTTGAATATTTATATGAGGATGAAACACTAAAGTGGGATATACTGAACACCTTATATGAAGATCAAACTTATAAATGGTTTATATTCAGCGAATTGACTGAAGACGAAACTTTGAAGTGGGATATATATTCATCGTTGTATGAGGATATAACCGCAAAGTGGAACATATTAGAATACATGTATGAGGATGAAACATTAAAGTGGGATATACTTGAATACTTTACTGAGGATCAAACATACAAGTGGGACATACTGAATACGCTTTATGAAGACACCACATTTAAATGGTTTATTTTTAATTCATTGTTTGAGGATCAGACATTTAAATGGGATATATATTCGTCTGTATATGAAGACCAAACGTATAAGTGGAATATTTATGAATTTATAACCGAAGATGAAACATTAAAGTGGGATATTCTAGAATATATATATGAGGATGAAACCATAAAATGGGATATCTGGAACTCTCTGTATGAAGATGAGACTCTGAAATGGGATATCTGGAGTTCTTTGTATGAGGACACAACGTATAAGTGGGATATATTATCAACACTCTATGAAGACCAGACTTATAAATGGAATATAAAAGAGTTTATAACAGAAGACGAAACTTTAAAATGGAATATCCTTAATAACGTGTATGAAGATCAGAAATTCAAATGGGATATATATAACAGCTTGTATGAAGATTATACATTAAAATGGAACATATGGAATAGCGTATATGAGGATCAAACATTTAAATGGGATTTGCTTGGTTTTATATATGAAGATTCAACATTGAAATGGGATATATTTGAATTTATAACTGAAGACCAAACCTATAAATGGAATATACTAAATGACATTTATGAAGACCAGACTTTAAAATGGTATATATGGAATAGCGTCTATGAAGACCAAACGTATAAATGGCACATATGGAATAGTTTATATGAAGATCAAACATTTAAATGGAACATCTTCTCGTTCTTGTTTGAAGACAGCACATTAAAATGGAACATCCGTGAATTTATCAGCGAAGACGAAACATTGAAATGGGACATACTCAATTTCATTTATGAGGACCAAACATATAAGTGGGACATATGGAATTCTGTTTATGGTGATCAAACATACAAGTGGTTTATTTATGGTTCATTATATGAAGATCAAACGTTTAAATGGAATTTATTTAGTTTCGTACATGAGGACGAAACTCTAAAGTGGAATATAACCAGTTCTCTTATTCTAGAAGATCAAACATTCAAATGGTCAATTAGAAATGTGGTTTATGAAGATGAAACATTTAAATGGGACATATTAAATACATTGTCCGAAGATTATACATTCAAGTGGAACTTGTTTGAATTTATGAATGAAGATCAAACTCATAAGTGGGATATAAGAAATACAATGAATGAAGATCAAACTTATAAGTGGAACATATTTGCGTTTATGCAAGAAGACAATACGTTCAAGTGGGATATACGATCATTTATAAATGAAGATCAAACTTTGAAGTGGGACATACTTGAATTCATAAACGATGATAACACTTTTAAATGGGATATATATTCAACATTATATGAGAGCCAAACCCTAAAATGGAATATCCTTGAATCATTTATATTTGATTCACAGATATTGAAATGGGATATAAGAAATACTATGTCGAAAGATGAAACAATCAAATGGCACATTTATGAAACCATATCAGAGGATGCTTCATTCAAGTGGGAAATAAGAGAGTTCGTGTCGGAAGACACCACATTAAAATGGAGCATATTTAAATATATACTTGAAGATTTAACTGTAAAATATAATATACTTGGAAGAGCACCATACATAGGTTTAACGGCAGAATTGTTTGATAGAAGTATAATACTTGACATGCTCGACAGAAATATATTTGCAATTGAACAGATGGACAATGATATATCAGAACTTCTTTATGACAGATCAATATCAACCGAATCTGATTCAAAATCAATAACATTGAAAGTTAATGACAGAGACATTACTTTGAGTGTGGAAGATAGGGATATGATAGAAATTGGAGAAGATAGAGACATATCCGTAATGATTCAGGTGGATGATTCGAAGACTGAAATGGTTGAAGATAGAGACATAATAGAAGAAACGGAAGACAAATCATTGATTGAAGAGGTATATCAAGAGAGCGATTAGCGAAAAATTTATAAGAGACAAAAGTAATATGTATTGGAGGAATATAAATGGTTGAAAATTTAACTGTAAAAGAAGGTGATTATTCTTATTACATAAATTTTACTCTGCAAGAAGCAGATGAAACAGCACTCGATTTAACAGATGCCTCATCTATAAAATTCAAAGTCAAGGATACGGATGCATCAAGTCTCAAGGTTGATGGCACATGTTCTGTTGTTAATGCTACATCTGGTACTTGTAGATATCTGGTACAGAGTGGCGATTTTGATACTGAGAACGACTACAAAGCAGAGGTAGAAGTCACATATACGAGTGGAAAGGTCTTGACAACAAAGACATTTTATGTTTTCGTTAAGGAAGATCTTTAGTAACATTTATATATGAAGTAATGTATAAGTATTTGAGGTGTTAATTTGGCAATACCCGGAATATATGTTTTGGCAGCCACACTCATTACGTTTATATTGGGTGTAATAGCTGATAAGAAGTTTTGGTCTAATAGTGTGAATGTTCTTGCAGAATTCTCTGACGTTGTTTTTAAGGTTAGAGCTGCGGTTGAAGATGAAACCATAACCGAAGAAGAACTAAGAGAAATAATGAAAGAGGTAAATGAACTTATTGATGCAATAGAAGAAGCATGTGATTAATTTTTTTTAATCAATCATTTCTTTTTTTATTGTAACACTTATCCTTCCATTGACATCTGTTTCTTCTAAGAATGTTTCTCCTATACTAATTGATACGCCTTCTACGGGCTGTCCTTCTGAGTCTTGAACAACAATTTCAAAAGGCGAATCAAACCATATACGAGTTGGAAGAAAGGGATAGAGCTTGCCTTTTTCATGTATTGTGTGCTGTCTTTCTTCAGTTATAAAACCTTCTTTTTCAAATCTAAATATAACATCTACCATTTTCACCACCTCCATTCAAATTATATTTATAACCCTGTCGTTATCTATTTTATAATAGTTTAAATTTTCTAAAAAAACAAAAGTGTGGTTATGAGTTTCATACACCAAACCAGTTGCTTCTCTTCTAGATCCCAATAGATCATAAAATATAACTCTCTTTGTAGAATTATATACTATCAATCTCAATTTAACACCTCATGGTCTTTTAACAGATTCTGCATTTATTTGTGGTTGGTGAAGCTGACCAACTGCCCATTCGCCCGTGTTATTTAACAAATCCTTTTGAAACCAGTATAAGTGATTATTTTTCATATCTTCTCTCTCTTGCCAAGTTTGCCAACAATGAACATTAGGATTTATTGCTCTAAGTTTTTTTCTACATTTTGGACAGAATACCCAATTGTTTCTGCACATTATACATGGGTATGCGTAATTATTCATTTTATCTTTTCCACCACCATGATCTGGCAATGTGCTGTAATCTTCATCATGATACATATTGCCTATGTCGTGACCCAACTCGTGCCATGCCAAACCAAGGTTTCTGAAGTGGTGCTTATGTGCATTTGGTCTGTTATAAACTTCATCTATAGCTTTTGAAAGCTGAAATCTAAATGCTACTTGCGAACTGCCATGCATATCAACATGGTCAAACATTGTCAAAAACTCAGGAACAGATACTGGTATTTCATATTTTTCTTTTAATAGAGACATGCTTGTAATTGGATGTATAAACGATTCTTCATCGGCGTATGTGGTGCTAACTTCAGAGTATTCTTCTGGTGTTAAAAACAACATATAATATCCCGGTTCAAACCCTGCCATTCTGAATGGATATGACAACATATGTATCATTTGATCTGATATTAATTGTCTCTTTTCTTTATTTGTATAACCAAGCATAATTAGCAATTCATTTTTGTTTCCTTCATGATAATGAAATTTGATGTCACCACGTATTGTTATTGTTATGTTTCCATGTTCATCGGTTTTGCCTTTGAATATATCATCAACATATGTTTTGACATCCTCAATAGGGTTTGAACTATCGTCCTCTATATTTATAATGAAAGGATTATCATATTTGATAATCTCGGGCATATCAATTAACATTATTAACACGTTATGCTAAGATCATATGGATCAACACGAACATATCCGCTTCCATTGCATACAGGACATTTGTGTACCTTGTGATCGCTTGTTTCTATCCAACCCTTTCCATTACAACCATGACAGGGTTTGCTTCTGTCATAATTCCAATAATTGTCGTATGGGTATATCCAATCAAACGAAGCATCTCCGGTTCCATTATCATATCTGTACAACATCATCTACCTCTTTTTGCTATCTTTTCATAGAACTTTTCCAATCCACCAATGTTTGCTTCTACCGTCCAATTATCCTTCTGATTTTCCACATTAGATATATATGGATTGATGTTTTTAAATGTTATCTTTTCTATATCCCCAGTTTCCCATCCTTCGAGAATAGGTTCTCCAACATCATATTTCTGTACCCAATTTTTAACATCTCTCGAATTATCACACAATACAGGTAAACCAGCACCAAATGATTCAAACATTTTATTCGGCAGGGTATGCTCAAGGAACTCTTCATTTGTTTTGTTAAATGCAACTATTCCTGCATCATACTGTGTCATAACTCGCATCAATGTTGATAGATCTGTTGGGTTGTGCCAATGGAGGTTCGGTGATTCTAGTGGTACTCTGTTCTTTCCTCTCCTGAATTCTATAGAAGAATGTACATGCACATGTATTCCTTGCTTAAGTAACTTTTTAAACAATCTCCATATATCTCTGTGATCTGCCCATTGGTTATCTGCTTCTCCATACATCTTTATACCGCCTTCCCAAACAAGATGTATCTGTCCGTCCATATCTGATAATTTAGTCCTTGGGTATTTTGTGGCAAATCTTTCCAAATAATAATTTGGGAACACATAAGACTTGTCTATGTCAATGTTGTATGTGTCAATTACATACTGTCTCTGTCCTTCTGATACAAACAAATTTCCATCTGCACGCTGGTTGGCTAACGCTTCTGCATACCCTGCCGTTGATTGGTCAACATGATTAAACGTTGTTAGTGCATCATGACAATCGTGAATAACGGGTCTTTTGGAGTTTACAACAAGATGATTTGTATAAACATCTGGAGTATTTGAACTATGGATCACATCAAATGTGTCTTTGTTATTTGTTGCAGCATTTAATGCCTCTCTCCAACATTTATCACATTCGTTGCTTCCCATGCTAAGAATGGCCTTGTATGGTTGAAATCCCCAAGTTGATAATCTATTTCCTTGCTGCATTAGGAACATTGTCCAACCTAAATCCGTAAGACCGTAAGCTATTTTGTGCGACCTTGAACATCCTTGTGATTGTACTATTAGTGCCCATTTATTCATTATATCACATCCATTTTCTTTAGTTGTCTCAAAAGTTGTGCTGATGCTTGTTTTGGTTCGTGTCTCTCAAAAAATTTATTATATGCTGTGTTGTTTTTATGGTCTTCATTGTTTTCAATTGCATCAACAATATGCTCAGATAGGTGTTGCGAATCTGTTAGTATGAACGGCGAATCCTTAACATATTCCTCAAGCGCAGCATTAACACTTGTTATTGTTGGAATTCCCATCATACCAGATTCAATTGCAGCCTGTGAATAGAATTCAGAATTGTGCGAATCTATCATAACATCCAATTGGCTCAAAATACTCAAGACCCTTCCACGAGTTTTTTTGTTTATTTCTATATAACCCAACATTTTATCATCACAAATTACCTGTGCTTTTGCGATAGCAGAACCATACACATCTCCCCTTGTAAAACTTCCTATGCTTGTCCAAGCATCTGGAATTATATATTCTACATCGTCTGATCTCATTGATGTATCAGACGGATTAACAGAACATGGAGAATTTAGATAAACAACCTTATCATCGTAGTCCTCAAGATACATTTTTAGATGAGGCTGTCTTATGAAAATTATTTTTGCGTTTTCAATCAAATCTTTATTTTCACTATTTAGACATGTTATTATTTGGCCCTCAGTAAAGAAATATGGTACTATTGGAGCTTCAATATCATTCTTTATTTTATAAATATCTGTAAGATTGTTGAATTCTCCAAAGAATATGTACAAATCATATTTGTCCATAAAGTTTCTTTTTATTACGTTTTGCATCCTCATGTTTGAATCTTGCTGTATTATATCGGTTGGATATAAATATCTGCTTGGATAAATCTGGAACGATCTAGCCCTCAATCCTTCGGATATTGCGGTCATATATATCGAATACAGATATGATATATTCTTTTCATTTTGTATGCTCATATTCATAACTCTCATTCTTTCCACCTCAAGTAATAATTTGGGTCTTCTTTTGGAACCATGCCTTCATATATATTCTTGTAATACTCTCCTATTTTCTTTGGGCTATGAAACGTTGATGCCCATGCTATACGTTGTTTCTCTGTCCTTTTATATGTATCGTAATCAAACAATGTTGCCTTCAATGCGTCAACAAAACCATTTATATCGCATGATTTTATTGTACAGCCGGGATAGAACTGACCATAATTTGGATCTATCCAAGCCAGAACAACATTGCCCAATAACATTGCCTCTATTGCTGCAACACCATAGCACCCTATGTTAAATTGGTCAACATATATATCTGAAATTTTCATCATTTGCAAAGATTCCCAATGTGTCTTATTTTTACATAGTAATATATTAATATTGTTATAGTTATTTTTCATAAATCTTATACCATTCATTATTGGCCTTGTTCCCTTTATTCCCACATTTGTTGTTGTGTGCAATATGGTCAATTCATCGTCATAACCAACTCTCACATCGCCCATTGAAGATTTTGAACAAACATAATATGGATCTATAGAAACGGGATTGGGAACAAAAAATGTTTTATCAGAATATTTTTTTGGTATATATTGAAGCAAATCTGGCGTAGAAACAAATATGTATTTTGCTACGTTATTCAATGTTTTTGAACCACCATACATTCTAAGATATGAACCGTGATAATGTAGATATATTGGTTTTCCCGAAGGGAGAATTCTGCTTTTGACTATTTCTGGCAATCCATAGGTTGAATGAATATGGTATACATCTGCCTCATCAAAATTGTTATCATAAAAACATCTAGAAATATTGTCCTTGCTTCTTGGTATTGGTGTTATAACATCTTCTGGATATTTGATATAAGCGTCACTATATATACTCCATTGTCTTGAATATGTTCCTGCCCTTGTTTCAAATTTGGACAAGAGATATGGGACATTTGCAAGATTCCAGCCTAGTAAGATTCTTACATAGATTCTGTCCTGTCAAATGCAAAACAAACATTATTCCACCTCCAATATTTTTTTAACAACTTCTTTTTTATATCCTCTCAAATATGGAAATAATAAATTCATAGTAACACCTAGTTAAAGCTTCTTAATAAATCTTTTCCCCAATAATCTCCAATAAGTCTAATACCATAAACATATCCGTCTATCATCGTTTCCATGAACCACATTATCTTTTCTTCTTCTGTTCTCATTTCATCAACAACTGTTATGTCATGATCCTCACTAACCAAAAAATCAAACCCATCATTAGAGTCGGACATATATCCCTTCATTTTATTTGTGCTTGATAATTTTGTTAGATAATTATTCATACCAGTATTTATCATGTATTTTCCAATCATCTGTCTCATGTTTATATCTTTGCACGCATATGATTTTATATCAAAGAAATCATTTAATTTATTTATTTGATCACGAATATAAGACACGGCTTCCATATCGCTCATCTCTGGAGAAACCCATGCATAATATCCTATTTCAAAACCAAACCTTTTTTCTGATCGTTTGAATAAGGGGATATTTAAATCTAGAGGATAATTAAATGAATGCGGAGAATCCCAGAATAGATATGATGTTGAAATCATATCATTGTAATATTCTTTTTCTTGCATTTTGTTTATTACATAAGGTTTTTCATTTGCGTCATGTCTTATAAAAACATTTGGTTTTTCATCTGATAATTCAAAATCGCTAACTGTGCAAAAATTAACATTCCTATCTTTTATTATATCCAAAATTTCTTCGTATCTCATTTTTATCACGAAACATTTTTATGTGTTGGTGTTTAAATATGTTTTGTTCCCAACTCATCCTCTACTTTTTTCTTTTTTAATCATCATCATTCCTATGTCTGACATTCTGCTCATAAGAAAACTTTTTATAAAATCAACTCTTCTTTGCTGAGATTTTCTTTCGTCTTTCCAATTCTTTTCTTCACAAAATTTCATAACTTTGTCCTGTTTGTTTATGTATACTGTGTATGTTGTTTTGCCTTCGCTGTTTCTGTCTCTAGAAATATATGGTTCATATTCGCCAATTTCTTCAATTTTTCTTTTTGCATCTTCCAAACTTGAGAATTTAAATTTCACCATAATCTCAAAGTCTTGTTTTTTTGGACACCATTTAACTCTATAAAATGGTGGATATTTGCTCATTGTAACCCAACAAAATCAGATGTGTTCACACTTATTATTCTATTGTTTGTATACAAATAAACAATCGGAGCACCTGTATCAACTGGCTCCATAAATCTTTCTCTTGCATATGGTGGATAAAATAGGAACCCGCCAGTTCTTACACCGTATATAGTTTTTATCTTTTCTGTTCCATCGTCAACAATTAGCTTGTGATATGGTTCGGAATTTATCTGGTGTATATGTCCTATCATTATCAGATCAGAACTTGGATAATAATTTACTGCCTTTCTAAGTTGATAATCACCTCTCTGTGAACTTCCGCTACCATGTGCAACAAGACATCTGTATGTAAACTTTCCAACATCAATATCAAGATATGATGGATTTGGATGTATAAACATGGCGTTTAGCTTATCACACAAAATCTTTGTAGGACAAAAGCTGGTTCTTACCCATATTCTCTTTTCATGGTTTCCCATAACGCCACCAATTATCTTTCTTTTAAGAGGTTTCAATAGCTCATATATTTCATCCATCTGCTCAGATGGAGAAATTTCTTGGCCCCACATAACACCAGCATTTGTCATATGTGAAGGTATGTCCGTTTCAGCCATATCTCCCATCAAAATAACTCTCGCATCATCGTGGTCATCAATCCAATCAAGATATTTGTAAAACTTTTTATAGTCGCAAGACTCTTGACCAAAATGAACATCCCCAAGCGGGATTAGCGGAAACTTATCCGAATTTGTTCTCATTTTGTACTTATATATTTGTCTTTCATTTCTCATAATATCATCTCCTATCCTCTATTATTGTATTCAGGGTTCTTAAATGTTCCTGTACAGTTTCCTCTTTGCTTGGATCATATAAAGAAGCCATTGGATGGTACATAGTAAATACAGGTATCCCCATGTATTTAGTTACTTTTCCTCTTGTTCCATTCAATGCAAACATAGCTATTCTTCCAAGAGGAACGATTATCTTTGGCTTTACAATTTTTATTTCTTTTTCCAACCATCCACTACACTTTAGTCTTTCATCCTTTCTGGGAGGTCTATTAGAAGGCGGTCTACACTTAACGGCGTTGGTGACATAATAATCGTCTTCTGTTATTCCAAGTTTCTTTGTCCATCTTTCAAAAATCTTTCCTGCTACACCAACAAAAGGCTTTCCACTCTTGGCTTCTTGTCTGCCCGGTGCTTCACCAACAAACATAATCAATGGCTTGTTTGTGTTTCCTCTACCAGCAACAGGTTCGGTTCCTTTTCTCAATTTGCATCCATTGCACATGCTCAGTTCCGTTTTGAAATCAGATATATTGTACGTCATGTGTCTCATCACTCCTTATTTGTTCAATTATTTCTTCTCTAACAGATTTGTCATAGTCCTCTTTTAGCTCAACCAATCTTTCTTCTACCTCTTGCAAGGCAACAATTGATTCGGCTATTTCGTCCAAGTCATCTTCTTCCAGTTCAATGTATTGAGTCAATATCTCCATTATATTACTCATCACATTTGTGTGCATTTTCATATATCCAAGAACAATACTTCCAATGTCGTCTACTTTAATTTCTTCATTCATTCAATTCATCTCCATAACACATTTTCGAATACTGACACATCATGCAAAAGTTGCTTGATTTAATAGGGAAAAAATCTAAATCGTATGTGCCTTCCTTTATATATGCTCTTTCCAAAGTTTTTCTTATATCTTTTATAACATCAAACAATGCAGTTATAGTTCTTTTGTTTACTTTTTCAAACATTATTCCATCCTCATACCTTTCGTTTCCTGCGCAGAAAGCACCGATATGTTCAATTGGTTTGGATACAATATCGGTTCCATCTACTAACAATTTATAAACAGCCAATTCTCTTCTAAGTTTTGATTTTCTCCAGTTGCTCATTCGTCCAGATTTATACTCAACCACAGCTTTATCTTCACTATCATCATCATATATATATTCTATCGAATCAATTGTTCCAGCTAAACCAAGGTCAGGTCTTTTTATTTTTATCTCTCTATTTGATGGAAACCATTTTTTTGTATTATTTTGAAACGCATAAAATCTATCCTTTTGAAACAATGAGAATCTTTTCAAGAGTTCTTCTGTTTCTGGTTTCATAACAAGATTTTTTCTAAAGTAATAAATCAAATTATTTTCAAATTCGGATTTTTCCTTGGCAACATCTATATCAACTCTGTCAAAAAAATTATAACATTCATCATGGAAACTTGTACCAGCACTAGTAATAAGTTGCCCACTAGGATCACCCTCAATTTCCATCAACGAATATAAACCACATCTTTTACATGTTGTCCAAGAATGTATGTGGGATTTGTGTAGAAGGAAATCACTTATTCCTTTTTTTCCTAAGTATGGAGTTTTCTTTGTCAATTCCTTGTTCCTCTTCAACAAGTTTTATAAACATCTTTAACCATGCTTTAAATTTCTTTTCTTCACACGGAATTTTAATTGGCCCATTTGAGAACGAACGAATTTCAATATTGTTTTTTATTTTCGCCAAATAAATTCCGTGATCTACAATGCTTTTTTCTTTATTCATTTTATATGCCATTATCAGCATTTTTACAAAAACTGCCCACTTGTTTTTCAATATATCTATTGTAGAATCTTCTTCTTTGTCATAAAGTTTGACTACACCGCCTACAATAGAAACCCTAGTATTAAATATTTCAAACCCAACTCCGTCAAACGAATTCTGCAAGAGAAACCTGTCTCCTTTTCCACATTACATCTTTAAATTTTCTATCTATTATGTCAAGAAGCGGTTGGACTTTTCTTATTATTATCTTATTCCACATCTTATCATAATCAACCACAATATTATCGGGAAGATTTGTGTCTTCGTCAAACGATATAACATCCGTAGGCTCATATCCTTCAGGCATTCTTTTGACATATACCATCCTAGGTTTTGAACCCGACTTAAAGTTTGCTCCAAAATGTTTGTTTGCATATTTAGCACCTCTTACGTTCGCAGGAACTCCTATCTTACCGCCAGTTACATCCAATCCACCATATTCTTCTGGGTCTTTGGTCATACCTTTTGGTATAGCTATATTTATTAAGTCAACCTTTTTAAATCTTGCCTTTGTCATAAGCAATAACTCTCTTATCTCATCTTCTGGATCTTCTGATTTAAGCATAATATTCATAATTTCTTTCTGAACATCAATGGATATTGGTGCTGTATCAGATCTTTTAACTTCAAATCCAGTAACATCCAACTTATCTGTGTGTTGACCTCCATCCCATATCTTTATCCCCGCATACCTTTTCTTAACATTTCCAAATAAGATTCTACTGTATAACTTTTCAAATTCGATATCAATAGAAGCACCCAACTTTTTCATAACCTCATGTGTTAATTTTCTTTCCAGTTCTCTTCCACGAATAAATGCCTCATCTGTGTCTCCTTCTATAACAACAAAAACAGAATCTGTATCTCCGTATAGAACATTGTATCCCCATTTTTCTAGTAAGTTGACAGTTGATTTAACATATTCCTGCCCCATTATTGTAACACACTCAGCAACGATTCGATTATATAATCTAAATGCAGGATATCCCATTACACCATAAAAAGCATTTATGAGATATTTTGTTGCTTTTTGTTTTGTGTCCAATCTTTTATATTCAGATGAGTCTGGACTATGATTAATCATCTCCGACTTTAAGTCTGCTCTTCTCTTTTGTAACTCAGTAACACAGTCGGGTAGTATTCCAACAGGTTTCTTTTTAAAATGCCACTTACCAATCTTATAAGCATCTTCTATTTCATCGGTTAATGTTTCAGGAGATATATTATAGTTTATGAAAATGTTTGGATATAGACTTGAGAAATCCAGAACTATTACATTTTCCCATATACCACTTTTGGGATACATGACATATGCACCAAGATAAGAATTTGAATCGCCTCTCTTTCCTCCTTTTGGAAGAACAACCCCCATGTCTTTTGCTTTTCTAAGCATCTTTATATCTATTAATCTTTTGGATGAAAGAACATCGTCATATCCAGCACCCAAGGAATTTTTCAATTCAGTATAGTGGGCAATCAATCCCCATTTTTCATCTATTCTGTACAAGAATTCTACATCAGAAACATTTCTTTTTATTACCTCATTGGGGTCTGTTTTCCAAACTTCATGAAAATCATCTATGCTGACCTTAGATTCGCCAAGGTCTTTTTGTGCAATTGCCTGTAATGCATATGAGGGAAATGCCTTGGCAAAAAACTTCTTATAACAAGAAAGCATATCCAAAATAGTTATCCCTTTTATTCTACAATTGACACCTCTATACCCAACATTTTTTCTTGAAACATCTGTCCATCCCAAAGGAGATAATTTGTTTTTATCCAATTTATTTTTTGTCAATCTTCTTACGATATATGGTATATCGAATCCAGTTATATACCATCCTGTTAACATATCTGGCTTTATAGTTTGTATTTTAGCCATAAAAGCTTTTAGCATCTCCCTCTCAGACTCATACATTTCAAGATTTCCAGTATATTCTATCTTGTCAAGACTGTCGTGGTGTGTTAGAGTTATCATTTCCTTTGAATAAGAATCATAAATTGATATGCAAATAATGGGGTATTCAGCACCAAATGGATCTGGCGATTCTGTTTTGGGCATATCAACTTCGATATCCAAATAGAATATCTTCGGTGGAGTTGGGTTTGCTTTTACAGGTTTTACCATCTCATTATCTTCGTCCCATTCAAACGTAGAAAATAATCCCTTATCAATCATATATCTCTTGACAAAGAAAACATCCGATTCCCACGTTTTTGAAAATACCTTTCTCTTTGAAACCACATCTTTTGGTCTAGTTGTGTTTACCTTTATAACATCTTCGCCAAATATACCTTTTCCTTTTATCATTGTTTTTCTTATATCTGACATACCAGATACTTTGTATTCTTCATTTTTCTTTATCCAAAAGTATGGTTCAAATCCTTTTACAATAAACCTTTTCAGCGATTTATCTTCATCTCTGGCAAAGATCCAAATGTCTGGTTTTCCTCTACCAACGTATTCAATATTTTGCAACGTGTATACCATAATCAATCATCACCGTAAACAATTTCGCCAGCAGCATCATATACGTAGATGTCTTCCCTTATTAATGTTTTCAAAGCTTCTTTCCAAGATTTTGCTGTCACATAAATAAATTTTGCCCTGTCTGCTTTTCTGTCAATTTCAACATTATCATCATTATACCTGTACTTAGCAAAACAAATTTCATACGTTTCCATGATAAACACCTAATCAAAATCGAATGTTTTTCTTTCTTCAAACTCTTTTGTTTTTCCTTCATTCCATTGGGATACTGGTCTGAGATATCCAACTACACGAGAATATACCTCACATCTCTCGCCACACATTGGACATTCGCTGAATTGACCAGAAAGATATCCGTGGTTTGGACAAGCCGAGAAGGTTGGTGTTATAGTGAAGTATGGCATCTTAAATGAATTAGTTATCTTTCCAACCATGTTTTTTAGAGAATCTACATTTGGGTGCTCATCTTGAAGGAATATATGGAATACTGTTCCACCAGTATATTTTGATTGGATATCATCTTGCAGGGTCATGGCCTTGAATAAGTTGTTTGTATAATTAACTGGTAATTGTGTCGAATTGGTGTAGTATGGAACTTCATCAGTTCCAGCGGTAATGATATCCGGGTATTTATGCTTATCTATTCTCGCCAATCTATATGAACATCCTTCTGCTGGTGTTGCTTCAAGATTAAACAAATGACCTGTTTCCTCTTGATAATCTATCATCCTTTCATTCATATGATCTAATACATTCAACGTAAAATCAACCCCATCTTTCATAAACATATTTGAATCCATGAAATTTTCAAGGCACTCATTCATCCCAACCAAACCAATGGTTGAAAAATGATTGGCCCAATATTTCCCATGTCTTGATTTTACATCTCTAAGAAATATAGAAGAATATGGATATAACCCATTCTCAGAATAATTCTCTATTATATTTCTTTTTATTATTAATGCATTTTTTGCAAGATCCATTAACGAATCTAATCTCTCATAGAAATCAGAATCGTCCTTGGATACATACCCAAGTTTTGGCATATTGATTGTAACAACACCTATGCTACCTGTCAATGGGTTAGCACCAAAAAGACCCCCGCCTCTCTTAATCAATTCTTTTTTATTTAGGCGCAGCCGACAACACATTGATCTAACATCATCTGGACTCATATCCGAATTAACAAAATTAGAAAAATATGGTATGCCATATTTAGATGTCATTTCCCATAGAGGATAATAATTTTCATTGTCCCAATCGAAATCTTTTGTTATGTTTAGAGTTGGGATCGGAAATGAAAACGGATTTCCTCTTCCATCGCCCTCATTCATAACTTCACCAAAAGCACGATTAAACATATCGGCTTCATCAGCAAAATCACCATAGGTATCTTCCATATATTCCCCGCCTATGATAACTGGTTCATTTTCCATATAACTTGGTGTTTTTAAACTTAGAGTAAAATTTTCAAATGGTGATTGAAACCCGGTTCTAGTGGGGACATTGAGATTGAAAACAAATTCTTGCATTGCTTGTTTTAGTTCATCATAGCTTATATTATCATAACTAATAAATGGTGCAAGATACGCATCAACATCAGAAAAAGCCTGTGCTCCAGCGGATTCTCCTTGGAGGGTGTAAAGGAAGTTAACAACTTGGCCCATAGCGACCTTTAGATGTTTGGGCGGTTTACAATTTACTTTTCCCGAAACTCCATTAAATCCATGATCCAAAAGATCTCTCATATCCCATCCGACACAGTTGCCAGATATAACAACCTTTCCATTTCTTTCAACAATTAATGTTCCGTTTGGAACAGATAGATCATATACTATACCATTGTATTTTACTATTTTTTTCTCTTTTCTGAATATTGGTGTTAGTTGTGAGTTTTGAACATACACCACATATACATTTTCTCTTTTGCCTATGGTTCCGCACTTACCAATCTTTAATAAACACTCAACAACATCTTCTGCCAATCTTTTTGAGGCAGTAGTGTATTTTGTCATATTTCCATCTTTGAAAGAACCATCGCCTTTAAATAAAGCCATAAGAAATATTCTAATTTTTTCACTAGTCATATTTTTTATGTTATCGGGTATATATTTTGTCTTGCTTATTCCAAATTTTTTGAGATAATGATAAACTTCTTTTGAACAAAATTGAATATTATATTCTCCACAACTAGGAGAAAACCCCATATCCCTTACAATATCTATTACCTCATTTCTATATTTCATCTGAGCAATAGATATTATATAATCAGAAGAAGTTCTATCTTTTCTATTATTTTTCCATGCAGATCCTTCTGATATCCACCAACCCATAAACTTTAAATATAAGTCGGTTGGGATTCGGACATGTCTTAATCTATTTCCCCCATTAATTTTTGGAAATGAAAACATAGGATCTGGTTCATTTCCACTCCAATTTACCCGCTTCAAAAATTCTGAGGATTTATCTAATTTTTCTGCAGTTGTGAATTCCCAATTGTTAGACGATTTTCGTTTAACAAACATCCTATGTTCAGGCGTAACAAGTAAATCTATTCCTCTTCCATCTATATGATATAAACTGCCATCATATTTATATACTTGTTTATCATATGGTTTTTGATATTCCATGTTTCCGTTGTCTGTATTATATGTTGCTACTTTGTCATTTAATGTCACATCTGAAAAAGGTTTAAATCCATCTATGCAAAGAACTCTGGTTTTGTCATCAAAACAATAAGCTCCTAGTGTCCCGAGATCATGTATATGTATATTACCATCATGATTTGATTTTCTTATATCATCTGGATATATCTCTTCAAGCCAATAATTTGATACTACTCTTGATGAAAGATAGTTATTCAACCCCTGAAGTGAATATGTCATATTTGAATTTTCTTTTACTCTCCAATCTTCCTTATTTATATAATCTTGAACTATTTCTGTATCATGAACAAGTTTTGATATATTTCTTGCCTTGGAATGTTGTTCTCTATAGAGTATATACTTTTTTGCGGTTCTATAAAAACCAACTCTCATCAATGAAGTTTCAACCCTGTCCTGTATTTCTTCAACCGTTGGTGCATGATCCAACCGTTCTAGTTGTTGCGTAACATTATTCCCTATTCTTTTTGCATCGTCATGTTCTCCTTCACCAGTTGTTAAAAAGGCTTTATTCAATGCCGATATTATTTTTTCCTTATCAAATTTTTGGAGACTACCATCTCTTTTTCTTATTCGTTTAAGCATAAAATCACTACTCACACTTAGTTGGATGAGATATAAAAAACTTTCCCTAACCCTTTTTTAACCCTTCAATAAAGAAGGATGCCAACACTAACCAAGGCCAACATGGATACGCAAATATGTAACTATATTTGATCCAAAACAATCTTAATTTTCTATAAACTAGAGAGGTCCAATAGATGTCTTTGTATAGTTTATACTTCTTTTTCAACTTTCTTTTTAGTTTCAACAAAACACCTTAATTAAAACTGGCATCCTGTGAAGATCCATCATACGTTGAATAATTATTTAACCAAGTGGCTATATCTTCTCTAAAATTCTCTGCATTGGATTTAACGGATGATATATCATCTTCCTCAATGCCACTAACAGCATCAGTATTTCCCTTTGCATAATGGATCATCTGTGCCAGTATTTGTTCCAGTTTAACAAGATCAGATTTTGAGAATGCTATTGATACAGTCATTGTTTATCACACCATACTTAGTATTTTGTTACTTAAAAATATTCCCTTTATATTGTGGGCGGGGTTATGTTACCGCATCTGGTGCAATATTCTTCTAGCATAGCTGTTTTTTCATTTAATCTATAATTGTATCTACATCCGGTGTGATAATCTGGATCGTGCATACAACAATAATCGAATCTATCATGCACCATTCTTTTACATCTTTTCTCATCGTGTGTTTCAGCATCTATTTCTTTATGTTTGCATCTATTCATTATTCTTCCTCCATTTCATATATCCACCATCTCTCTTCTGGCTTTCCAAAAAATTTTTCGTTTAACTCTTCCATCTTTCTCAGAGTTTCTGCATCAATCTCTTCATCGACTACCGAATCCAAATCATCATCGGGTGATATATCTCCTGACCATTCGCATTCGTCACAATAACAGTCGTATATTAGATTTGATCTTTGCACACCATGAGAATCAATCCAATAATTTTCTGGGTATCCAGAATAGCATTCAACAATATCATTCATCTTCTTACCGCAATTCGGACAAAATTTTGGCTTCATTCAAAATCCTCCATCAAATATATTCTGCGTCAGACATCAATTCTTTTTTTCTATTGATAATATCTACAACTCTTAGATATTCGTTGGTTATCAAAGACCGAATTATATCAGACTTTGTTCTTCCAACCAATAAAGACAGCTCTTCAAGTTGTTTGCTTTGTTCCTCAGTTAGTCTAACTCTCATTTTTATCACTTTTGTTGCGTTTACCCTACCCTAAACGATTCAAATATGCAATTTCGTGGATTTGTGTACCCAACAGGACTACGTTGGTGGATACGCACGTATACCCAATTGACTACAAAAACCCCTATATGTGCCAGCACCCATTTTATTTTCCATATAATAGCTCATCCAATGCACAATTTGTCCATTTTCCTTTACCAGAATCAGTATTAACTTCCGCAAGCACAACTTCAGCACCTTCTCTACTTAGATCATGCTTGGACTTTTCCAATTTCATTTTCAAATACACAACATCATCTTCTTCTTCCCGTGTAACATTTATTTTTTGGAACATCATATTTTCCATTCCGCTTAACCAATCTGGTTCCCAATGATCAAATACCAAATTCTTGTCTTTGAATGTTTTAACTTCTTTGTAATGACCAATGAAATATCTATCACAATTCATATTCTTAAGTGGAACGACAACATTATAGAAATTCATATTTCTTCTTTCCCATTCCTTTATGTCTATTTGGGTTTTTCCTGTAACATCCATTCCAAGATCTAACTTCATTTTATACATAGCCCAATTTTTTAATGTGCCAAGTCCATCAAGAACAACAGCCTTTACATTGTCAACATCATCTGATCTTATGTATGACACTATGGCTTTTAATCTATTGTAAGAAGATATGTGATCTACACTACCTGTTTCATCAAACTCAATTGGAGAAACAACGATAATATTTTCATCATCACTCCAATACTCTTCCTTTATCGGAGCAGCACTATCATCCATGTCTATAACTATGACTTTCATTCCTTTCTTCTTTTCTTCTTCATTTCTACAATCCATACATGCCCCAGTTTTTCCAACACCGTCAAAACCATATAGCGCAGCACATACAGAGGAATGCTTTTCAGTCTCTTTAGACTTTTCAAAAATGTCTTTAGCCATTTCCTTTGTGAATATCTTTTTATTTTCATCCTTATCTTCTTTATTCAAAGAGTCCCATCCTGACATAATATCACCTTATATAATCACTCTGCTTATTACTCATTTCCTTTTTATCTGTTTTTCTTACCCAAACAAATTCCCAAGTTTCTGTTTCATCATCATCCAACTGGTATGACCAAGTTAATCTAGCTTTGCACTTTGGACACCAGCCTTCAAATGATGCATAGTTTGTTCCCTTGGTCATTGATATGGTCTTTACATCAATGGCCTTGGTTCCACACTTGTAACATATGCTTTTAACCGGATCTTTTCTCATAGTAACACCTTGTTTTTGTCATTTAAAAATATTATCCTTCAATTGGTAAATACAAAATCATCATCAGAATCGAAAGTCAAATCAATCTCTTCATATTTTGAAGTGTCGATATTTGTTCTTTCCCATTCACCAATTATTGTGGCACATTGAGATAGACAAAGATTGCAATAGGGTCCAATCATGTATTTGCGTTTATTATTATTCCTAACGACAAACCATATCTCTGCAAGATCTTCTTCATTCATTTTTCTTCCGCATCTTTTACACTTAGTCATTTCTATCATCCAACAGCATTGCAACAACTAATCCCATCATCACTCTATTCATGGAAACCATAGGAGATTCATTTTGAAATTGTTTGTGAATGTATGATATGTTTCCATTTATGAATGATTGTGCTATGTCATACATCAATTCTGGTTCCTTATTTAATTCATATGATTGAAAATGAATTCCGAAAACTCTTTTATTATTTGCACCGATAACATATCCTTTTTCTTTTGCTCTTATACAAAAGTCTTTATCTTCTCCTTTTCCACCAGAATAAATATAATTTTTAAATCCAACATCTTTTGCCTTTTTTACATCAACAAAAGTTAAGCCCATGCCACAACCCCATTTATGGAGCATGGTATAATCCCAATTGACCATATTTAAATTTCTTCCACGAATTGCAATTGCTTTGTCATTCTTCTTGAATCCATCCAATATAGGTTCTGGATCTCTTATCAGTTCAACATCTGCATCAACAAACAATATATAATCTGTTTCGGATGTTTCAAGAGCTATTTGTCTTGATACACCGACCCCACCTTGAATATTAGCAATGATTTCATCGGCAAGAGGTTCAACATATTTTAGCGTGTCATCCTCACTATTATCATCAATAACCTTTATTTTGTTTGCACTCTTACAAAATCTTTTTATAGATTTTAAACATGAAGATATGCAAAGTTCCTCATCATGTGTTAAAACGTAAACGTCATATTTCATACAAACACCAAAAAAAATAAAGAAAGAGAAAGTTTAGTCCCCTTCATCAACTTCCTCTTCTTCGGAATATTCATCTTCTGGCGGTTCTGTGTGTTGGGGAATTGGATAGATACCATCAGCACTTATGTTGTAATACATATTGCCTTGGTATTCAGACTTCTTTGCTTTGCCAGTAACAACAAGCAATGTACCCGGACCAAAATTTACAAGATCCGTCAGATGGTCATTTACCCACACGGTAACAGTTGTATCGGTTAATGATTCATCATATATTGTTACTGGTATTGAACCCCTACTACTCTTAGAACCAACGGACAACACAGTTCCCATAGTAATGATGAAATACGTCCAATCATCAGAACACATTTGGGCAGCGTCATCCATTTCCTCAAGTTTATAGATATATTTGTCAAATATATTTGACTCCAGAATATCTATAATAGAAGGCATATCCTTCTTTCCAGACTTTCTGAATTTGGTTCTGTTGCTGTGGTTCAATTCCAATTCGCCAGCATCAGTCCTGACATTTGCTCTGAAAGAAACAGGTTCAAACAATGGGGGTTGCTCAAACTGAGCTACATCATCCCTTGTGTTTAGCCTGAATACTTCTGCCTTTCCATCTGGTCTTTTTGTAGCAACGCCATATTGGAATCTCTTATACTCAGGTCTTAGTTCCTTTCCCTTTCTGGGGTTAGGTCTTCCGTATTTCTTTTCTCTGGGATCTAGAACGACTGGATTTCCGTCATCGTCCACTTTCACTAGTTCGTCTTTGATTGCTTGTGATGGATTTCTCTCATATGCAGCCAAAGCCTCTCTTCGTATATTCCATACACCATCTTTGAGTCCTCTGTCGCCAACAACATATCCATCAAATGTTGGTGCATCAGACATCTCTTCGCCTCTTATTTGTGCCCTTAGATATCTTACTGTGCCTTCTAGGGCTTCTTGTTCATTTAACCCTCTGTCTGAACGCTTCTGCATTTCTCGTGTGACAATAACATCACACTCTTCATCAGTTGCATTCATAACTTCTTTCAGAGCAGTTCTTGCCTTGTCCAAATCTCTTTGAAGTTCCTCTACACTTTTCTTTGCTTTAAACAAACCCAACTCTATTCCTCCATTTATACAATACTATACATACATACTTTGGTGATTTAAAAATGTTTCACCACTTACGCAAAATTTTGTCTGATATGTTGTCTTTAGATTTTATCAGTTTTAAATGTATTCCTTTCTCAGAATCAAAAACTCCTTTGGTCATTTCGAAAACACCTTTCAATGATTTCGACCTAACTTTCCAGTTTCCCATAAGTTGGTTATATGCCAAATTTGAGTCAATCCTCAGTTCCCACTCTTCGTTCATATGAGCACATATAAAGGAAAATATTCCCAAATACTCTGCAATATGCGAAGATGGTTTTTCAATACCAAAACCGTTTGCTTGAATTCCTTCAACATATTCCTTTTTTGTATCTGTTTCAATCCAACCAAAGACAAACATATTTCTTTCTTCCTTGTATGAACCATCTGAATATCCTATTCTCATTCATACCAGCCCATGTCTATCTGCGAAATCGTCTATCTTCTTTAAACTTTCTTCACTTGGATGACTAACACCACTTATCCACTCAGAAAGAATTGAAGACGATATTCCCAGATTTCTCGAAAAATTTTCTCTTGTTTTGTATTTTCTTATACCAAAACTTATTACGTCTTTTGTTCTTATTTTTGGTTCTCTATATGAAAAGAGGTAATCTCCTTTTTCTTTTTTTACCGTTACATCTTCGCATTTTTTTAATATTAATCTTGCTTTCTTGTTTGAAACGTATATTCTCTTGTATTCAGAACTGATCCATTTAGTTATATCATTAAGATATGCATTTGATCCAAGCTCTCTTAGTGCTAGTCTCACTAGTCTTGTTTCTGTCTTATTTAGTGCCATGTTTCATTAAATTGTTTAACTAGCTTATAAATCTTTTCATATATCACCATTTCTTTTTATTGCATCATCTTCATGAGGATTTAATACTTTCCTTCTGTATTCTTCTTTAGCACAGTCCAACACTCTTATAGCATTAGACTTTGTTATCCAACCATCTTTTCCAAAAACTTCTTTTATCAATTTGTAGACTATGTATGTTGAATCTTCGGTTACGTGGTCTCTATTATATTTGAGAGAATCAACAAGTCTGCATATATCATAGTCATAGTCTTTTCTTCTTTCTTTTGATATATATGGCATTTCAATCATACCCCATTTGCACAACCAATTTGTCATCCAGATGTACTTCATCCAGATGAGCATTTTCCAGAACATGTTTCAATTTTCTTGCTGCGTCATTGTTTGGACAAAAAAATGATATCCAACCTTTCTCATCCAATGATGGTCTAGATTCCCAAACAATAACATCTACCTCAAAATAGGTCTTGCCCTTTTCTCTTCTAACAAAAACCATAAAATCACTCCAACAACTTCACACATTGTTCATTTTTATTTCTGTAACTTGTTTTTCTTTCACGAGTAATCAAATCTTCTTTTTGACAATCATATATCATCTTGTTTCCTTGATGGTAATTTATTCCAAAATCAGCCAATATATCTCTAACGGATCTTTCAGGAACCCAATCATCGCCGTGTTTCGTTTTCAAATCTTTTATTATTTGCAACACCTGTGAAAGATCTGGCCCACGCTTTACATCTGCTCTCCAGATATATTCAAAGTCAAGAAGATTTTTTAATTCTCTATCATATGAAACAACAATTTCATCAGTAAAATGTTTTGACATAACAGTATAACCAAGACCTATCTTTTTGTAGATTATCTGTTCATACGGCATTATATTGAATTGATGAATATAATCATAAAATGATTTGTCAAAAATTACATTTTCTACATTGTGAAGATCCATGTATATATTCTTTATATTTCTTCTTATCTTGTCTATTGCTATGCTATCATGTCCAACATTTTCTCCTTCACGATTTGCTTCAAGCAATCGTTTTCTATCATTTTCTGAGGGAATGAATTCGAGAAACAAAAATCTTCTTCCAGTTCCTTGGCTCAGATCGTATCTCAATGGTTGTGCTCCTGTCCACAAAGTCAAGTTTGTTTTGTAATCTAATTTATCTTGACCCAATCCTTTTCTAACATAACCAGATTCTAGTGCTGTACACAAAGCATCTTCAAGTGTAGATGAATGTGATGTTACCATTGTCTCAGATAGCGCATGAAATTCATCAACGCACAAAACATTTTTTCTGTATTCCCAAGCAGCACCTTTTCTTTTCTTTACACCATTTGATCCTGTATAGACAGTTCCCGAAAACCTTGCTTCAGTCATTCTGTCTTCCCAAACTGGTCCAATATCTGTATGTGAAAACAATCCAAGATCTTCGTGGCCTAGAACTTTCATGTGGAATGATTTCCCAAATCCGGGTTGAGTAACAAAAAATACATGCAATCTTGTATCAACAGGCAATCCATGCGATGCATATATGGTGTGGTTTTTATTGTAAAGATTAAACAAATGACAACCAGCAGAACATATATAATAAGGAAAGAATCTTTCAACATATGCTATTTTCATGTTGCGAAGATAATCTAGTATATCGGTATATACAGGTGGCATTCAATCACTCCTAATATTACACACCACAATTTAAAAATTTATCCCTTATACAGTTCCTGTATCGAGTTGTATGTTCTTTTGCTAAACCCAAGCTTCTTAATCTCTTTCTCAGACGCATTTATAACTCCCTCTATGCTTCCAAATTCATCTATCAACAATTTGGCTTTTTCCACGCTTACGCCCCAAGTGAAACTTAATGAAATCAATCTCAATCTTTTCATATGCTTTTTTGTTACTTTTGGACACCACAATTTTTCTTCAATTATTTTCTGAGAAATTTTGTCTATTACTGTTATTGCTTGTTCATTGTTCTTAACCCAAATAATATTTAATCCATTTCTAACAGCCAAAGATGCAATTGCACCAAAGAATTGTCCCTTGTGGAAAGGACGTTTCTTCATTCTTGCAACCATATATATATCTTCAATATCACCAACTATAATAAGAAAGTTAGCAGGATATTCTGTCATCATAGTCAATGATTGTTTTTTCATTCTGTTTCCAAGAGATGATACAAAATCGGCAACCGTTTTTCTTTCAAACACAGCTCTTACTTTATCATCATCCATAAGCACAAAATCTGAAAATGTTCTCACTATTTTGTAAGAAGTCTTCATCTTTTTGAGAGGCTTTTCCATGATTTCTTTTTCTTTTCCTCTTAGATCTACAAGTATTTCAGTCGTCATTGTTTAATATTAAAGATCGCCACTTAAATATCTTTTCCCTTTATCAATTTCTAACTCTTTTATTTGATTAAAATCGGAAGCCTTTGGAAACAAATGCATATATGTAAAATAATCAATCACTCCTATAGCATTATATTTTATTTTGTCTCTCCAAACTCCTTTGAAAACCCAAGGGAACTTAAAATAATATGCACAAAATTCTTCGGTTCCACCAACATCTATTTTATAAGATTGATCGCTACTATAACTAAAACCAAGACCTTTTAATTTATATTTTATTGCATCATCATCGTGCTTCCAAGATTTATGCGGTAAAACAAAATTGAAATAATATCCATTTATTATTACCTTTTTAATTGTATCATCAATAAAAGAATCTTCATATCCCTTCTTGTTTCTCAATCTTAGATTTTTATCCTTGAACTTTTTATTTAATTTATCAACTACCACTTTTGATACCATCTTTCTTTTTGAATAACCGTATTTTCTCTGCATACACATTTCACAGGTTCTTCGGATAATCTTTGATACCTTATCATTTTCAAACGAATATAAAAGAAACTCGCTCCAAAAATCTACGTCAGAAGTATCTGGGATCATTTATTTTTCCTCTTACGTTCCTTGATTATCTCATCCGCAGCTTCATTTAACATCTTCCAATTTATTTTTGGTTCATCATGACAAATTGGACACGGCTTCGGATGATATTCAAACCCAGTTCCACACTTCTTGCACACCCAATTAATTTTGTGTTCTGCCATTTATATCACATATATCCAAAAACATCTCTCAATACTTTCATTTTCTTTTCTTTCTGCGGATTTCTACCAGCTCTTTCTGATGTCGGATCTACTTCGGTACATGGTTCACAATCTAAACTTCTGTATCCCTGTGCATATAACGGATTTATAGGAATGTGGTATAGACGAATTGCAGACCATATATCGCTTTCACTATAATCAATAACAGGATGTATTCTATCATATTCATATCCTGTGTTTGTGGTTCTATGTGAAAACAATGTTTCGTCCTTCCAAGCGGGATTGGTCCTTCTTATTGCTGTCATAACCCCATCAAAGTTTTCTTTTTCAATCAATTCATTGAATGGCTTTGCTTTTAGAGTTGCACAACATTCGGTTGATCCTATCTCAAAATTTCTTTTGCCCCTGTATTTTCCTATAAACAGTTCCGAATTATAGTAATTATTAAACTTTTCCAGAGTTTGCATAGTTTCATCAAAATGTAATCCTGTATCAACAAACAGAAGATTTAATTTATCAAAAACCTTTGAAGCAAAGTATAACATAACAGATGAATTTTTTCCAGTTGCTGTTGCAAATCCAATGTTATTATATTTTTCTTTTGCCTTTGTCAAATTGCCCAACAATTCATATGTCTTATTTGTAACTCTGGGATCAACCTTGTCTATTAATGATTTGGGAAATTCTTCGCTTGTTGGTATTTCAACATATTCAGATGAATTATTTGTAACAAACATATATGAACTTTTCGCAGTAAATATTCTCCTTGGATTGACATAAGGATATTCAACATAAGCAAAATCCTGAAACGGTGTTTCATAATCTAGTATTTTGGGTATCTCCTTTAGAGATATCACATCCCCAGAATTGCCAACCGAATTTTCTGATCTGACACACAAAGGAACATGGACAACATAATCATTCATAAAATAATATCCATGACCATATGGTTGTTTATAATTATAGTTATCTCCATGATCCGCTGTTACAACAATATCTGCGTCTTCTTTCGATAATTCTATAAGAAGTTCATCCATGTCTTGGATCGCATTTTTCTGATAGTTATATATTTTTTTTATTTTATCTTCCCAGTATGGAAGAGGTGAATTGTTTCTTTCGAGAAATTTCTTATGAACATTTGATAATTTCATATAGTTATATACCTTTGGTTCTTTTTGATTATGAGTAATAAAAGGCTGATGCGTATCTGCAACTTGAAACCACGCAATATAAGGTTCTTTTTTTAATTCATTAAATTTTCTTAAACAATCAATAAATAATGGAAATGGCTTATTTTTTCTCATATGGGTTCCCCTTGGTGTAATAGGTTCATCAACAACAACATCAATTCCATCTGGGGTTCCAATCTCTGTTGAAAACCACGGCAACCCTGTAAAAACGTATGTGTTGTATCCCATTTCTTTGTAAATTTCAAATATGTTTTTCTTCAACAAAATAAAACGTTGTCTTACAGTTGTGCATCTGTGAGGATATTCACCAGTTATCATAGAGGAAACAGATGGCAAAGTCCAAGTAGATGGAGAATAAGCTTTGTCAAAATTTTGCCAACCTCTGTTAAAGGTCATATTAGAATCATCAAATATTTGCTTACATACGCTGTCCAAACAAACTATAATTTTATTCCTCATAATATTCACCAAACATTAGTTTATCGAATGAAACTCCTGTGTATTTACTGACAGCATTGACTGTATCAACAATGTCTTCGTTCTCACACAACAGTTTAATATCATCATCATTTAAATATCTTTTGTAAGAGTTATCAACAAATATCTCTTTGTAATTATCTTTATAAATAGAATCAGAACCAATTTTATATATATCGTTCATAAAGTAATTAGCACCTATGTTTCCACCAATATTATGATGATGTGTGTTTTCCCAGAACCTATGCATACCATCCCTATAAGGAAATCCAGACATATCACATATTCTTTTCACAGTATTTTCTGGTTCTTTTGCGAAATCCTCATATATTATGACAATGGGATTAAGTCCCAACAAACGTGGAATATTTCTTTTGAATACGTTAATGGCATATTCCAAAGATTTTGACCAAATGGGAACATTGTCTATAATTCTTTCATCCTTGCCAACAGTAACACCAAAAGAAACGGATCTAACTCTATGTTTAACACAACTGGCAGCAAACCTTATTGGATTTTTATATAGAAATATTTTTGTTTTATTATAATAATCACCATTCAATTTTTCGTACCATGCTGGAAACTTCGAAGAATCAATTATAAAATCTTTACCCGTAAATTCTGAGACAACCCTATATACGTCATCAACATTGCTTTCTTTGATTGATTTACATAGCTTGCAATTTTCTATTTTTGTGTTGCACGATATACATCTACAATTTTTTCTTTTAAAAATACTATATAATTCTCCAACAGTAACAGAATCTTCGTGGTTGCCCAACATGTATGATAATGCTGTTGAACCGCAGAATGTTGTTCCAAGTATTTGGATTACATTAATCATTGGTCCACACCCAATACTTGTCGCCACAAACACTACATTTCATCAATTTTGCGTCTTTATCATGTTTTGTTGCTCTCTCCTGTAAACATTATCCTTGTGTTTCCGCTGAATTTCTCTTTATCATATTTCACATAGCATTTAACACATACAAATCTATCATCCTCATGAACAACTGGTTCATCTTCTTCATCCTGCTTTGTTATATTTAATGGCAATCTAATACCTCTTTAATGTTGGTATCAATAAATTTCTATAATCAATATCATATTCATCAGATAATATATGACACAATTTAATAATATCTTCGTCTTTTAATATTTCCTCTATTGTTTCATTCATAAGAATACTTTTAAATGTGTTATCTTCAAACACAGTTTTGTTATGTTCCACATACTGATGGAAGAAATCTTTTTGTGTTTTAAACACAGATGGCTGAACACCTTTTACCATGTATCTTGCTCCAACATTACCTCCAATACTGTGATGATAATTGTTTTCCCAGAACATCTCCATATCAGAAGTTATTGGAAATTTAAAATGATCCAACACTCTGGTGATTTCATGTTTGGGGTTTGTGACAAGTTGTTTGTATTCAACAAATTCTCTTGCAAAGAATTTTCTAGATAAATTCAACAATTCATATTGAGTTCTTATAAATTCATCTTTTGCATGTTTATATGCTTCAGTAAAAGTTCTGTGTTTTTTTGAAGCTCTGTAGAATGAATGTTTTATTATACTTGAAATTTGTCTAACAGGATCTTTGTATAGTGTAACAGGATATATATTATACTTTCTATGAACACCATTATTGTACAACTTTGTGAACCACTTATATGATTTTGATGAATCAATAATATAATTTTTTGATTCCAAACCAGATACTATCTTATACCAGTTTTCAATATCTCTATTGTGACAATTTTTTACCAATTTGCATTGCTTTGTTGTACCGCACACAAGACATTCTCTTGTTCCGTTTATGTCATCTAGATGAACTGCCTCACCAACCATCAATGTATCTGGATGATTGCCCAACATCAATCCGAACATGGTCGATCCGCAAAAATTATTTCCCATAATCCAAATAACATTAACGTCCAATGTCATCACCAAGTAATATACTAATGCCATGCATGGGTGTATTCCTAAGATGTGCCATATATGTTATTCTAGAATTGTCAACAATGCAAGATGAACTTCTGTATGTCCCTGTCCTTGGTCCCGAAACAGAAGGAAATGAAACGATACTATCATCTATTATCCAATCATAACCATCATCTGATACTGCCGTGTGTGTGCTCCAATGTATTATAGGCGAATCAGTTTTAACAAAATGCATCTCATATCTATCACCATTTTTTATAACATCTGGATGTCCAACGTTTTGATCCCACTCAAATACCTTAACTGGTGATGACCAGTTAAACAAGTTGCTTGATTCAGTTAACCATATTGATTTATATATTGATGGTATTCCTTCATTGATGTCATATTTTTCTCTTCTCGCAAACCACATCTTAAATATATCATTATCTCTCACAATCGCTGGTTCCATAGCATTTCCAATAATGGGTTTATTACTTTCCCTACTCCAGTTAACACCGTCATCAGATTTGACCATGCATATATGTCCCGATTGACCAAAATTTGATTTGGTATTTGACATTGTATGATCATCAATCGTGGATAAACCAACTCCTGTATAAAACAGGTATAGTTCTCTATTGTAAAATAGAACGTCAGGATCTGCTAAGTGGTCTTTTTCAAAAATACCGATATCTCTATCTTTTATAGAGACAACAGGGTTATCTATGCCCTTGTCTGTGAATGAAAAACCATCATTACTTCTAACCAGACAGGGATTCTCCGCTTCATTTGGAGGATATGGGGTATAGAAAAGCCAGTATTTGTATCCTTTAAAACCGTTCTTTATGAACAATATATCTGGGTGAGTAACACCAAATCCATCATATTTGGGCAAGTCTAAAGATATTTCCATATAAATCACCATGTTTTATATCCAGTTGTGTCTAACATACTACCAAACCCTTGGTAATATGTATTTAAAATTGTTTTCTCTTTTTGTTCAACAAGATCAATCAAGACATTGTTGTATAGTTCCTTTGTTCTTGGTCTCTTAACGGAATTAAAATAATATTTTTCCTTTTCAAATCCCTTGTGCTTTTTCTTAACTATTTTTGTTTCATCAAAAGGAATTCCTTTTGGGTAATCTTTAATTATCTTCTCGTCACCATCTCTCAAATCACCAGATTTCTTTAGAGCAGCAATCAACTCATTGTCAATGTTTTCCAATCTGCAAACCATATGAGGGATAAAATTGTCTGTCATATCATACAACAGGTGTTTATACCAGCATGTTAATAAACCCTCTTTTCCAGCAACATATGTTGGATGTGGTTCATACATATCCAAAACAAGAGGTCCGTTGAGCACAAGTTCAAGCCATTCCCTAAAGTTGTTTATGTTCATAGGATCATCATATAGACGCTTGTATTTTTTTGGAAAAACAGCTTTTTCAAATCCTGTATCCTGTGGTTCACAACCAAATGCCCACACAGATGCATACCAATCAAACGGATTTCTTATAGTTGCAAATATATATCTATCAACCCTATTTAATATTGTGTTGTGTCTTATTCCTATTATCTCTGCATTATATAATATGTCCATTATTCTCCAGACATATCCACCACCAGTTTTTGGTATGTGAATAAACAAAGAATTATTTGTTGCATACATCTATATACCAATCTCTGATTTCTTGATTTTTATAATTTCATCAAACCCTTCTTCTTTTGTGGGTTCTTCATATATAGAGTCAAATTTCTTCCAAACCGATTCCCAACGTTCTTGTTCTGGTATATTGTGAGGGTTGTTCATCCTTCTTCCCACAGATTCTTTCATGCTCAACCGTGGAAAAACAAGTGCAGTTTTTTTATAATCATACATATTTCCCAAACTTAATACTCGCTTCCTATCGTCTTTTGTTATATATGTATCGTCACACACAAAAGATCTTCCCCTGCTGCACAATAGACTTACCATATCCAAATTAATAATTTTAACTAACGGTTCTAGAGTTTGTTCAAACAAATACTCATTATTTCCAAACATATATCTTATTGAATCTCTTGATATATAAACATGCGGTGGATAACTGTAGTATCTATTTATGTATGTACTTTTTCCACTACCTATATTCCCAATAGCAATAATCATTTCCTTCATATTAATCCCATCAATTTGTCATTCCATCTTCTGTTTCTATTTTTAAGAAATTCTAATCTGGAATCCATCACAAGTTCAGATGTTCCATCATAACCATCTACATATTTCAATATCTCAGTTACAATCTTATATCCAATTGATACTTCACCAAACCTTGATAGATGCACCCCATCTCCATAAAGATGAGCACTCATATCATTCTGCATCACATGTTTATAGATATCGTGAACAGGTCCAATTTCTCTCAAAACATTGTTATAATCAATTACATCCTTATTAAATCTTTTTCTCTCAAATCCTTTATGATCCTGAAGATCATCATATATTGGTGTGCTTGTGGCGCATATGACATCATCGGCTATATCGTCCAAACTGTTTAGAAGTTCTGTCATATTTTCTCTATATTCATTTATAGGAACACGGTATTTGCCATTAATATATTGCAAATCATGCAAACCCGTGTTTATATGTATTATGTCAGGGTCTGCCTTTTCATATAAATCAATACAATCAACCAAATTTCTTGAATGATGTTCACCAATGTTTATTATCTTAACACCGAAAACAGTATCACTAATTTCCTTTTGGATATTCTTGACACTTATTATGTTGAACATGTCAACAACAGAATGTATATAACCACCTCTTGGTGCATCTCCTTTTATGGGATATTTGAATCCGTCTATGAATGATGCATCTTCATAATCAATTTTCCATTCCCATTCAACATTATCTATCTGTGAATCATGTCTTGGTGTTAAAACAGGATTTGATACATATGCCTTTGGGTATTTAACAGTTGTGTTTCTTCTCCAAGATATTGAATCGCCACTTATCAAAACTTTTATCTTATTCATATTCAGTCACCTTCATTGCCAATGTGTCAACAATAGAATTTGGATTTACCAAAACCCAATTAACTTCATATCCGCTTTCGTGAGCTAGATTTATAAATGTTTTTACTATATGACCAACATCAACATTATCAGATTTATAAAAATTATATCTTTTGGCTATTTGTTCATCTGTTATTGTTTGTTTGTTTATCTTTTTTGAAGATATAGAATTAGTTATTATTATTCCTATATTTTTCAAAATTCTAAAAGCTTCGGGATACATAGAGAATGGCTCAAGATATGGAGGGTTATCCATAGACACCAAATTATATGTATTATCTTCAACATTCTTTATCTCTTCAATAGAATCACATATCTTTATATTTGCACACGGGAATCTCCGTTTAAGATCTTTTTCATATTCATTGTTTATTTCCCATATATCCATTTTATCAACCATTCTATACAAATCAAAAGTTAGCATTCTGCCTCTTCCACCAAATGTTTCCAAAGCATAGAAGTGATCTGTTTTTCTTTGTTCAACAATATTTATCATTTCTAAAATTCTTCTCATATTATCACCATTTTAAGTAGTGGACCGTGGAGGAATTGAACCTCCAGCCTTCCGTCTGGATTGACGGACGTTCTACCATTGGAACTAACGGCCCTCATATTCTTCTTGTTTTTCATCAATAGATACCTTTTCTTCGTCTTCGTAGTTGTTAAATTCTTCTCCACAATTTGGACAACTATCAAAAACAATGCTCAATGAATCCTCATTGAATATACATATGGGACAACTCATTTTCTTTCCCTCTTTAGTTTTGCAAAATATTTAGCTGATTCTTTGTTATCCGTTTTCTGAATTTCTAAATTATTGGAATCACCAATCTCATCAAATAATTTTGTTCCCGGTATTATTGTGGTTCCACCACCACCGCCCATAGGCAGATTATGTCTCTTATAAAAGTTAAATGTTTGTTCAACCTCATCAAGAGTCTCACCGATGCCAAACCGCATGGGTTCAGTTCCTATTGGAATACCAACCTTCTTTGCTGCAACTACTGCTTTTTCTATATCGGCAGTTGTTTCACCCTTTCTTATTCTCTTCAACATCCTATCACTAAAACATTCGACACCAAAATCGACACGCTTTAAACCAGAACGCTTTAACAAATCCAATGTTTCATAATCCAAATCTTTGGCAAACAAATTTGCTGCATATTTCCTTTTAGGGTAATTGTTTATCTTCCATTCGCAAAAGTCTTTTAACCATTTCTTGTCTGTGGTTAGCTGTGAACACCTTATTGCAATATTTGAAGTTGATTCAAACATCCAACTCAAATCCTGCTTAACAGTATTTATATCTTTGTAATACATCTTATCTCTCGATATAGGGCAAAATATACATCCGTGAACACATCCTGTTGTTACTGCGCATTCTAAATAATGATAATCATTTATTGTAAACCTATCGAGTGCATTTTGTTTATATGGTTTTTGATGAACAAACGAATCGTCAGATTGTTTCTCTTTAAATTTGCCATCAATAACGAGATTTTTGCTCATATCTCCTTCAAGCAAATTTAATGTTGTTCTTATTCTGTTATGATAAATAACAGGAACGTCCAATTTTTTATTTAAATGAAACGCATAGTTCATTGGACCGGGTATGACCACTACATTATTTTTCTTTATCCATTCAACAAATTCTGGTTGAACTTCATTATAATTTGGATATGAAAATGGGACCAAATACAAATCGGCATCCAAAGAATTTAACTTCTCTTTCCAATCGTTCCAATATAGAAACAAATCAACTATAGAACTATCTTCAGCCTGTGATGTGCAAGCCCATAACATTTCCGGAAAATGGGCTGCATCATCGGCATCCCAACAGGTTTCGGCAATTTTAAAATCTCCAATCCTGACACCATCTTTCCTGACATAAGAGCTTATAGCTGGCGGTTGGTCTATACCAATTACTTTCATTATATCAACTCGCTATACCATTCTATTGAATTGCCAAAGTTAGAAACCATGCCTTCCAATATTTCAGACACTTTTTCATTTTCGAGAATTTCTTCTATTTCTTTATCCGAAAAAATTTCCTTATAGAAGTTATCAACCTTCAATTTAGTTGTTAGATTATTCCTTAATATATTTCTTATACCGGGGTTTCCATTTATGAAATGATGATGATCATTATTCCAGAAATCTTCCATATGTTCTTTATAAGGAAATCCAGAAAGGAACGCAACCTGTCTTAATATTTCATCGGGATACTCAACCAGATCAACATATCTAACCAATGGAACTGGTTCAATATTAATTGTGAATATCTTGCTTATTCTTCTGTGAAACGTGTCATAAGCTGCGTTCATCGACTCTTTCTTAGATAAATTATTAGTTTGAACTGTCCAATGTTTGACATAACTTGCAGCATATCTAACAGGATCTTTATACAAGAATATTGGAGTTATATTGTGTTTATCTGGAACACCTTTATTTATCAAACTCTGATACCAATTTTGCTCTCTTGAAGAGTCAACAATATTATTATAACCAAGAACGTTGTATATGTGATTATAAATATTCTCTCTTTTCATATCTGGAGAATATAATATACAATCTCCAACCTGTGACTTGCAAGCAAGACATTCGTTGTGCAAAATTTCTTGACCCAACTTGCACGCATCTCCAATAGTAACAGAATCTGGATGATTACTCATCATTAATCCAAACATGGATGAACCACAATAGCTTGTCCCAAAAACCCATATGACATTCTTAGGCTCTATATAATTTTCCAACATAATCACCTTCCTTATTCCAGAACTGTGGATGAAAGTTAAATGTGTATACTTTTCCATCTTTCATTTTATGAATAGTATTTAAAAGTGTTTCGGTTTCAACCTCTGGGTTATCCAATTTTTGTGCGTTATCAATGTGTTCGGGAAACCATTCAGGCGTTTTTGCCCAATTAAAAAATACTCTTCTATTAAGACCTCCCTTTCTGACAGACATGGAATCCGTTACATACAATTCTCTATTTAGAGATTTTGTAAAAGAAGGAAATTCTTTTAAATGAGGAAATATCTTTTTTATTTCTGGTATCAATTCCTCACAGTAATAATCTGTGCTGCCATGAAATGTGTAACTGTATGTATCAAAATCAAACCCATTTATATATTCTTTGAAAGTTTCTATTGTTTCATTTGTTCTTTCCGGATGAAAAACACTAAAATGAAGACCCACTTCCCAACCCAAAGAATCAAACTTCTTTACAACATCCTCATCATATTTCCAAGGAAAAACATATAAAACAGATCTTGCATCATAATCCTTTTCATTCTCAAGCATCCACTTCCCAGATTCTTTTTTCTCATCCAAATCATGTCTAATGAAAACATTTGGAGAATCTTTCAACAGGTTAAATTTCTTTATTGTACAATAATTAACGCCCCTGTTATTGAATGCTTCGAGAATTTTACGCATGTTCATAATATAACCTCATTCACATATTGTTTACACAATTTAAATCCCATATTATAATGAAATGTTTGTACACCTTCCCTATTTGGTGCATATGCTGCCATTATATAATCAAGTCCATTCTCATACGCCACTTTGTAACCATAATAATGCAACAAATTTCCAACACCGTCAGACTTGCATTCATTGGATACAAAATAAGAACTGAATGATCCTATATCATAACCAAGAGTAACAAACATATATGCATACATAACACCATCTTTGAATATGCCAATCATCTTGCCTCTATCTTTCCAACAGTCTCTCATAACACTAAACTTCTTTATTTCTTGTTCAACGCTTTTTGAATGTTCTGGCATATAATCTGCAGAACTATTTATCCTTGCTATTGCTTCGGCATATTCAACAGGGTCATCAATGTATTCTTTGTAATATTTTCTTTTTATTGCTTTTCGTATTTCATATCTAGTAGATTTTCCAAGAGAATTTAAATATTTGTTTGGTTCAATAACCTGTACTATTGTCCTTGGATTACGTTCTTTCTTATTTGTGGTTGGGATATCTTCATCCAATTCGCAGGATATCCAGTAAAATTTATCAGCATCAATTTCTTCAAAATTTGGTGATTTGTCTGTATCTGTTACTTTGAGTGGTGAAAGTCTCTGATTCTCCAATCCTATGGCAACACCATTATCTATGTAATATGACCATATATAGTGACCGTCAAACCACAGATGTCTTCTTGGGTTGCTATAATGATTCCAAGATTTATAATATCCATACATGTAAACATCGGAAACAGGGTATGCATTAGAAAGTAACTTGTTCCAAGTTTCTTCATCTTTTATTTCCATATCTATATCCCTTCATACATAGTCGCCAATGAATATAATTTGATTTCATCTGAACGTGGTTGTTTTGCAGCCCAAGGTTTTGCATTTCTAACAAATGGAACATCTATATAATCATTGTATAATTTAGAGTTTAAAAATTTATTCTTTATATATTTAATCCAATTGTTTGTTTTCTGCCAATTGTAAGGAGAACCCCAATAAAACGGCAAATCATCCCCTATCAATTCAAGCATTGTTTTTCTAATTAAATCCTGTTTACTGTTTGGATGCAATCTTATATATTTCATGGGAACTCTGAATGCGGTTTCAAGATAATCATATCCCAAGAATGGTGCAATTATATCTTTCCAGTTAACAGAAAATCTTCCAGTTGAAAAATTGGGATACACCGCATTCTTTATAAAATTTTCGAATCTGTTGTCATCAGTCTTTAACGGTGCTTTCCAAAGCGGATAACCAAATAATACACCACCAATTATTCCAGAAACAACAACCCAATCTTTCTCATTATCTATTATTTCGTCCCAAAAAACAACAGACATATCCCAAAAGCTGTTGGCATTATATTCAAATTTGCCAAGGTTATAGTATTCAACATTCAACGGTTCATTGATTTTATGAACATGATATTGATCCTTGCTTCTTCCTTGCCTCTTCATAACATCTAAAAATTGTTTTTGTTCTGGTTTAAAACATAAGAATTTTAAATCGCCAATCCAATCCTTTCCCATCTCTTCTTCAAGTTCAAGCAATAGATAAGATATTATTCTGCTATCAGCACCGCCACTATGAAAGACCACATGAGGATAATTACTGTCCCATGAGTCAATCAGATAATCTCTTGTTTTGTTTAAAAGAATGTTTGCTATATCTTCAACTGAATGGTCTTCAAGCTTTTCCAAATCTGTAATAAGGTGTTTATACTGTGGTATAATCAATTTTCTTATATCATAAATTCCTATTTCTTTAAATCCACTATGGCTTGTTGGGTCAATAGTAAGCTGATCCTCTTCCCTACATATTTCTCTGAGAGATATACTTTTCTTCCCAGTTGTTTTTGAAACATACATGGCCTCATATGGAAGGGTTAAATCATTCAACAAAATCGCCTGTTTTTTAACCAATCCTCAAATTCATCTATATTTGCAAATTTGTGGTCTGCATATACTCTGATCCAAGGATGGTCCTTGTATATTTCAGATACAACAACAATTGGTTTACCAAGTTGTTTTGCATATCCCATCTCCAACGTGGTTCCAATTGATGGTTTATTGATAATTGTAAAAAATCCATCACTTTCTTTTACCGATGCAAGATCTCTACTGACTATGTTCTTGCAATTTTCAAGTGGCAATTCCCATCTTGTTGTATTTCCATTGTCTATATTCTCTATATCATCACGGTCTCTATCATAGAATGGGTTGATTAATTCCACATCATACTTGGATTCCAAATCCAATTCTATTTCTCTATACTCCTTTCTATGGTTTAGAGAGTGTGCGAAATAGAGTTTAATGTTTTTCTTTTTACATAGGTCACACATTTTCAACACCTAACTACTTGTTGCCTTAACCAGATATCCTCTGGGATTGCTTATAACTGTTATCCTTTTTGCTATTTTGTTCTTATAAATAAAATGACCATATTGAATATCTACCTTGTTTCTTATTTCTTTTTTTATTTTTTTAAGAAAATCTTCCTTGGTCAACTCTCTGTGTTTTCCTTCGTCACGGACATAATAAATATAATAATGTTCATTATCAAGGTCCGGTTCTTTTGTTGTTTTCAATAATTTAAAAGAGAAGTTATCGGTAATGTGAACTCTATCATTCCAATCTAATGAATCCTTTGGTCTATCTGTTACATTTTTATCAAATGAATTTTCTTTTTCCAAGTATCATCACGACTTGTTTTTGTATTGCCTATACAGCATTTCTCCACATGGACCGCAGCCAAACATGGCTCTATCTGGATCACCGACTTCCTGCGCTTTTACCATTCGGTTATATCCAATCCTTGGTCTTCCCATGCGGTTATTACCACGATGTCTGTTACGCATTTGTTATCACCATGTTTATTACATCTTTCCATCTAATAAATATTACCATTTTTTAAAGTTTATCCAGATGAGCAATCAATCTGATTCTCCTCATCTATCTATAATCCATAGTATAGAAAGAAAAAATGTGGACCATATTACGGCAAACATTAAAATACTCATTCACGAATCGCCCTCTGGCGTGGTAGGACTCGCTTCTGATAAACGAGTGGCTTCGTGGCCCGATGCCGTGTTAGCCAGAACATCTTCCACGTTCCTCCATTTCGCCGGATTTAACATTTTTATCACTAATCACTCTCTACACCAGATACATCCAATATATATTTCTTAAATGGGCATATCTCACATATCTTTGCCCCACGTTTCAAATTTCTCTTGCATATCCTATGGTAGAATCTCCTTACGTCATCTCTGTTAATTTGTACGGAATCATATTTATGACCGCCTGAAGGAATAGGTGTTGCTGGAATACCTTCACTAAATACAGGTCTTTTCCAACCACAATTTGAACATGACAACTCTTCCATAACATCAACAAGTGTTCCTTTGTTACATTTGGGACAAACATCGCCATCATTTAAATCATCTGTTTTACTCCACACACCAAATTTCATATTACCTCACCCACTACCATTATAAATCTTCACACACAACGGCATACATCTCAATTATCACGATTAGTCAAAACTCTTATACACCCTGAAATATTTTCGTATGCTCTTGCCTCACCATCGTAGAATGCTTTTCTCTCGCTGAGAACTCTCGATTCATAGGACTTTGCTTTCTCGCCCAATCTGCCTATTTCGGCTTCCTTATTACGACTTTTTGACATAGCATTGTCTCTAAAATTGTTAGCCAACATTTCTAATGCTTTCAGAATTCTGTCTGTTTCATTCATCACGAATCACCGTCTTCTATAATATCACATCTAAACAAATACAGCGGAGGATCACAATAAACATATCCTATCCATTCTTCAGCAGATTTAAATCCAGAATGTTTTACATATTCTTCATTTAAATCTTCTTTCTTTTTTATAACCTTAACAAATTGTTTGTTTACAATCAAACCAATACCTTTCCCATCAACATATATCTCACGTTCACCGCTGCTCGGTTTTACAGGATTGCTTCGATATGTTGTTGGTCTAAGTGTGTACACATATCCATTTTCTTTTAGATATCCCAAGGCTTTGCCAACATTGAAAGATATTTTATACATCATAATGGCACATCCTCCTTCCAAGATTCATCCCCTCTATTTTTCTTTTGTCTTATATCTGTCCCAGAAACTGGAACGTCAACCTCAATCGTTCTTATGTCATAACCAACTTTGCGTCCAATATTTATGGAATTTATATTAGGAAAGGGATATGGATACACGCTTACAAGCGGTTCATCAATATAAACTTCTTCTATCATACACTTTCTCTCTTCGAAAGACATTGGATTTTTATCACTCAATGGCGTGTCTCTTATGCCAATAACCACATTTCTGTTTTCTCCAAGAACTTCATCAATGATTGCCTTGTGACCATTGTGAAAGGGCTGCCATCTGCCGATGTATAGTTGAACTCTGGAAGCCTCTTCATATGCCTCTATTGCTCTATCCACGCACTCATCAACGCTTGATTCGTGTGTTTGCAAAACCAAATCTGGTTCTAGAGGAATGTCATAAGGTGCGGAAAACCCTGTAAAGTTCTTTATCTCGCCCACTCTTGCCAATTTCCAATTGCCTTTCGGATCTCTATCAGCACACACACTCGGAGGACAATCAACATGAATCATAATGAATGGACCGTTGTGTATTTTCTTTGCTTCTTGTCGAACATTTCTGTTTGGTGAAACAAGAGCAATAACAACATTATCACCAGCTTCTGCATATTTCTTTGCTTTCTTCGAAGTTAAAAGAACATTTGTTTTTCTGTCTTCCGGGCTAAACCCCAAGGCTCTGTGCTCTGGATACTTTGACCTTAACACATCACCATCAAGCATAATTGCATTTATATTTTCTGCTACCTTTTTTCCAATTGTGGTCTTGCCCGAAGACGGAATTCCTGTTAACCATATAATTGTTCCTGTCAGTTCAATCATCTCCTACTCTATCATACATCGCCATATCAACCATCTCCATGCAAAAACGCATCATACATCTTTCCAGCTATATTTTTTTTGTCTGGAAACAATTCTCCAAACTTTCTCATCTTATCTTCTATCTGCGCATCCTTACCGATCTCTTCGTGAATTACATCAACGTATTTCTTTATCGTCCCACTAGTTTCTCTGTCTTCCGTGAAATCTTTCCATATGCTTTTCATTCTTGGTTCACTCTTGTTAATCTTGTCATCATCAAACTCTTCACTAAGATTCAGCTTTAGGTATGGAAGTATATCTGCAAAGCGTTCCTTAAATATCTTTTCATCAAACTCTTCCTTTGCTTTCATCAAGACATGCTTGATAGCTGCTGGCGGTATAACTCCTGCTTTTAGTATATGATTCTTTCTTACTGAAATGGCCTTGTTCTTTAACATGTGATTAAACAACCCACGAGATGTATGCCAAACAGAACCCTCAATGACACATCTTCCACCAGCGTTCTTGATTATGTTTTGATAAACTTCATTCTCAAGAATCTCATACAACTCAGTTAGCGAATTAACATCATAATCAAATGTGTCTTTATCTAGCCATTCACTATACCAATCAACAAATTCATTTGAAAACTCAAATGTATATTCTTTTGAAGTAAATGAGTTGTATGCCTCTGTATTGAGATGGTTAAATGGTGTAGGTATTTGGTATTCATCAAACATATCTTCCGTCAAATACCAATGCCACATATTACTCCAATCAAATATGCCTATGCCTTCAAGCGTAAGGTCTTGGTCCCAATATTCACCATATGGAATTTCGTGTATGTTTCCAACACCAAACATCTCGGCACATATAGTTGCATCCCAAGATTCGCACATATTTACAAAATTATCATACAAAGGTATTGAATATAATTTCTCCTGCAAATCGGAAAACATCACGGGTGTTTCTCTGGTCTTGGGAACCACTTCAATTATCTCATTATTATCATCTTTTAAAGGATAAAATTGAACACATGTTCCATCACGCTTTTCAAGTATATTTAATATATGGCCTCTATTTCTTTGTTCCCAATCTTTATCCATGTAATGAATTTTTGGAAAAGCTCTAACAAGTTGATACTCATTTGTATGTGTTAATATTAAAGAACCAAGCATTGATTCCCTGCTTCTACACATCCATCCAGATATCAAATTCCCTTCTGGTGTTTCAACATCGGTAAACTTGGAAACGTGCTTACTTCCAAATATATCAATTGCTTCTTCCTTTTCCAATTAGATCACTTTCTTGATATTTCTTCCCTGAACTCTCTCAACATCTTATTCCCACATATGTCAGGCAAATCAACGTACCATATCTCATCGTCCGGTTCAAAATTCTTCATATAATCTAAGAAACATCTCCAAGAACAGAAATCTATTTTCTCGTCTTTATATGTACCGTCAACATTTTCCTTCTCATAGACTATTCTCATCCTTGGGATGTAATTCTGTTCCTTAATAGGAACAAACGAACCGCAGACATCACAAAAAATATCTTCGATCTCTGGTTCCTTTATAGCTCCACACTCGGAGCATCTAACAGCATCTTTAACCTTCTTCAACATTTTTTATTCACTATCCGTTACTCTACCTACAAATATCCCATCCTTAACTCTAACCTTTATATAAAAAAGATCTTCACAATTTGGACAGTATTCATACACATCATATATACCATCTGGAACGACTTCAATAACATTGTCCTTATCAATTTCAATTACGCCAAATAGTTTCTGTGCAAAATCATTATGTGATAGATTCAAATCTTCTAGCATCTTTTGCCTTTCGTTTTCGTCCCTTATCTTCCAACCATAAACATTTGCTGGTTCACCTTCATAAAATTGTTCCATCACATTAGCAAGTTCCTTTGTTTGAAAAAATTCAAATTCCCCCTGCCCACACTTTGTACAGGGTACTGGTTCGTTCAAAACGAATGTATCAAATAGTCCCATATTACCTAGCCTCAACCCAATGGTCAAATTCTAGTCTATAAAAAACATCCCATTTAAACTCGCATTCATTACATTCCCAATATTCCCAAAAGCCCATTCCGTCAACTTCTGTAGCAACTATCTCATTGTTTGTAGAATTGCATTTGGGACATTTGTAAGGCTCTTCATCTTCTGCTATCATTTTATCATTCCTTATTTTTAAGAATGCTTAGGTCTTGTTCCAGTTTGCACATTCTCAAATTTAATGTTCTAATTTGGTTTGATGTTCCATCCATAAACATATACAGCAACAATGTTAATATGAAAGAAACCCCAACCAAACCAGCTATTCCAACCCATATCAATTGGTTCACCAGAGAACATTAGTTTTGTTGTTTAAAAATGTATGGGATCTACTTTATTCGTTCACCACAATGTTTACAGTATGGCGTATTTGCATCTGTCTTCAACCCGCATACAGAACAAGTAACCGTTGCTGGTAGTTTTGCATTTACATTTGGTATGGTTAGAACCTTTCCATTTTTCTGTTGATATTTGTTTGCGTAATTTTTTGTAGCATCCAACAATCCAACAGAAACATCAAACCTAGGCAATTTGTCCAAAGTATCTTGATAAAATTTCATATGTTTAATAACACCATTTAATGCATTCGAATCGTTGTCACACATTAAATTGAATAATTCATCCAATTTTGGGACATAATATCTATTAATGTTGTCTGCCCAAAACATTATTATACCCGGAGGATGTCCAGCAACTTTTCCTAAAAACATATCATAAGAGATTTGTTTATACGTTGTTTCATTGATAGGACCAAATCTTGGGGCAGAATCATTTAAATAATCTATAACAGTATCTCTCATATATTTTATATAGTGTTCAAAATATATATGGTCTTTCTCAAGAGAATAATCTAAACCTAATTTGGTCATCAAAGTCTCTTTGGTAGCTCTTGTATGTTTTCTGTTCCCTTCATAAAAATCATTCCATTGTATTGATGAATTTCTAATTTTAGAAGCAAATCTAATAAATTCTTTTGAAAATCTTTTTGCCATTATTACACCTTCTTCAATTCCTCTTCATAATATTCTTTCTGACTTTCTAACATCTTTTTAAATCCTTCACGAGCACCTTTACTAAAATCCTTTACTCTTTCCCACTTGTGCCACTTTCTACAATTCGTGTATGCCTTTGCCCAATTTTTTGCTTCTTCTTTTTCTGTGTCAACAACAGTTGTTACAGGAATTGTTCTACCACTAGCTGCATGTCCCTTCATAATTTTTATACTTTCTATCTCATCTACTGCTTGCTGCTTTTCGCTTTCGGTTGTGTAAGATCTCTCAATATCTTCTGCTTCTTCAACGGTTATTGTGTTTTCTTTTAACGCTTCCTTTACTGGTTCACTAGATTCTCTCATCATTTCTTGCTTTTTGTTTGAACGCTCTTCATCTTGTTTTACAAGTTCTATTGCCTTTTCTTTTTCTTCATCTGTTTCATATAAAGCATCTATTTCCTTTGCTTTTTCTATAGAAATTTTCTTCTCTATCAAAGACTTTTTAACTGGTTCAGATGATTTTGACGCTAATGCTGCTCTCTTTATTGATTCTATCTCACCAGATTTTACCATTTCAAATATTTTAGGATCATCTCTGCGTATCTGGCGAATGCGGGAGACTGTTGTATGACCAACGCCGAGAGCCTTGCCAATGTTTTCAACAGAGCCTGCCACCGTGGTAGGGTCGCCACCCATCTGGGAGGGGAGTTCGGGTTCAAGAATCTCTTCTTCTTTTGCATAAATAGCAGAAGTCTTTTTTCTCTGAACATTGTCTCTAACAATCCATCGCCCAACTTGCTCTTCTGGAATATCTCTTTCAACATATGGAATAGTCTTATGACCAAGGTGCTTCATTTTTTTCCATCTAGATATACCACCAATAATAAGATTTGTTCCCTTAAGGATATCTATTGGATGGTGCAATCCATCTGCTTCTATTGAGCCTTCAAGTCCTTCAGCAATTACATCCCCATAAATCATTGTTGATAGAGGATGAGGTTTTAAACTATCTATTTTTATTTCTTTTGTCATTCTACAATCTCCTTATATAATCCATCTTATTTTATTTCCCTTTAATTTTTAGTTTCTTTCCATTCAAAGATTTTCTGCCTTCAATCCTCATCGCTCCGTTTTCATCAACATTCCACCCATACAATACAACTAACCGATCTTCGCACTCTACTTCTTCATAAAAAGGAAGCCCACCTTCCCACGGAATATCTTTGCACACAAAATAACCAATGAATCTGGCTTCATCTGCCGACAAGTCATCTGAATCCGATATATCATTAACAAATTCAGAAAAATAAAAATATGTGTCATTTAGACCTGAACAATCAATACGGTTATTATTAATACAAAATTCGTCCGAAGGATTGTCTCGCCTAAAAATTTCCAACCGTTCCAAGATTCTAGATGGAATTTCTATTGTAGTATCCCGCCCTGATACAAGATCAAATTCTAAAACAACTTTATTCATTTTTATCACTTCGACCCAGATGAAGCCAACACAAGTGCTATGTCCTTCCAACTAACTTCTTTTATGTTCCACTTTTCAAGATTGTTAACATCGATCTCAAGCATCTGAACACTATCCTTGTCTTCACTATCTGCAAATATGCCACATACCTCATTAAATGAAGTACATACATATTCATTTTCATTGTCGTCTACAACCATATAAAACTTGCTTTCCTCTATTTTTGTTTTCATTTTGCTTCCTCCAAATATCCTATTTCTCGGTGTTTAAAAATGTTACCCATCTTTCAGACATTCCAATGCCAACTCGGAATAATTCTCAAGATCAGTAAAACTATCATCAATTGGTTCATTTACAGCTTTACCTTTCTTTGTCAAATTTAATATCCTGACATACTTGTGCAGGAGATGCCACAATGCAACACCTTCGGGCTTACTAATTGGTATTGGCATACCAGCATCTTCAAGAACCTTTGCCAACTTAGCCATCGTTTTAAAATTTGCAAGACAATCTTCATTGGCATAATCCTTTGCCTTGTTTACTCTAACCTCTCTCTTCCGTTCGTATCTGCTATCCATCATATCTAAAGCTTCATCTATCCGCAATTACAAACACCCAGAATCCACGAGCTTTTTCTTCAGATAAAAGAATGTCCTTCTTGATTTACCGAACATCTTCTTGAATTCTGCTACCTGTTCCTCAACAGGCAAAACAGATTCCTTTGATTTGTTGTATACAAACTTGAGTTCATTATTAACATCAGACTCAAGGATAGATAGAAACGTTTTTCTCCAATCAATGCTTTCACTTTCCTTTGAAAGTTCCCTAATCTCAAGTCCCTGCATCAATGTTCTGAAATCAAACAAAGAAGCAAATTCAGATATTAAATCAACAACTTCACCCTTTTCCTTTAGTGTCAGATTAAATTTCTTTATTGACTTACATATGTCTCTCATCTGTGATATCTTTTCTTCCCTTGTGTATGTAATCTTGAAATGCAAAACCCTACTCAAAACGGCATCCACATTTGGGTTATCTCTTGTCTTGTTGCATATGAATATTATCTTTGAATTAAAATAAAACGTATCTGGTATTCCCTCCTTCTCCAATAGTTTTGATGTGCTATTCCACTCAATCTTTCTATCCTCATCTACACTCCACATGGCAGACTTAAGAGTAGCTGCGGAATGATCGTTTTCCCAAATGTTGTCAACATCATCCATAACAATAAGAGCATCGTCTTTGTGTTTGTAAAGAAACATATACAAGGACAATGGTGTGCTATATGTCGTTAATACGCTTGGAGTCACATCATTATCTTCGAGATAATTTAATACCGAATAACTCTTACCTATACCAGCTTCACCAAGAACCATTAACCCATGTATGTTTTTTGATTTTAATAATACTTCAATCAAAGAATATAGTTCTCTCATGATTAATCACCACATCTTTCATATGCAAATTTGCCAAATTTCATTGTGAAACCTCATCACGCAAATTATTATAAAATTGTCCTGCTGTTATATTGTTATGGAACGGTGCGACAAATACAATAAATCTGCCTCTCTGTATAAATGTGCCATCTAGTCTTGTATTTTTGTTAATAGATATAATTGTTCTAAACCCATCTTTATGTAAATCTTGGTATTTCATTTTCTCATTTCCTCAAATTCTTTTCTTTCTCCTTTCATAAGTTTAATTCTTTCTTTGTTGTCATACAAATAATAATATCCATTTAAAACCCTTGTTCTTTTCTGCTGGTGAAAATGTTTCTATCATTGCCAATGCAAATTCTTCACCATTGTCTTCATATTCATCAGCCTTATTATCTTCAATTTTGCCATCAATTTTTTCGACAATAAACGCACACGCAGCAACTGTGTCGCCATCAGAGTCCACATAATCTCTCGCAACTGGTATTTTTATTAAATTTTTCTCTATCCTAATACTACCAATTTTGTTATCTTTTACTCTTAAATAAAATTTTTCAAGTTTCTTCATCAGAATGCCCTCCAAGGCAAGGGGTGCGCATATGAGTATGAGCTTCACTTTGCACTTTTTTACAACTGTTTTATTATATCCGATAGTAATCCCGTGAAGTTTTTGTGATTTGTTATCGGTATATGTATTGAAACAAACGCTTCATCAATGGAACCAGATATATAGAGTGTTGGTTCTCCATCATAATCTTCTACATATATTTCACTAGTATCAAACGTTCCAAATTCAAATGACCCAAGTGCTGGTTTATCTTCATCATTATGATAAATCTTTTTTATCACACTTGCCTTTTTTTCTTCTGTTATCCATATGCTTCCAGAACCTCTATGCTTATATATATTTGTCAACTTCATCTCCACGGTTTTTTCCATAGTTCATACAACGAACGGATTATTCTTTCTATGTCATTCTTGGTCCCAACAGAATTTATATTGTTCTTATCCAACCCACTTTTTGTTTGAATTTCAACTATAAAATAATCTCTATCATCAAAAGGCCATATTCCCATTTTAACAATAGATCCTTCTTCTAGTTTAACTTCTTTTATAGACCTACAATTATCTGGAAAAGTCATATCTAAGCACCAAGTTCTCCCAACAAATCTTCTATTAATTCTAATCTTCTCTTGTCTCTTTCTTCTAGGTGCTGGTACATTTTGAATGTTTCTTCCTTGTTTATCCAGTAGTCATCTTGCAAAATAGATTTCCACTCTCTCCAATCTTTTCCAAGATCTCTTTCCTTGTCCCTTAACAACCTTACCAAAAGTTCCCATTGCTCATCCGTTATGCTTATAATCATTTTCTAACACACCCTTGCACGCTTACACAAAAACTTATAATCAAAATTATATTCGTGATACTTTCCAGAAGTATAAACCCATTCCAGTTGATACTGGTCTAAATAATGGTCTATATTGCTGCATAAAACTTGAGGATATGCAACGTCTAAAATATCATTCATTGCAAAATATGTGTTATTGAATCCGTCTGGATATCTCACATTTGACCAAAATGTTTTAAGCTTATCAATCTCAACAACAAATGTGTAATCATCTCCAGTTATATAATAAGTGTGAATTACTGCAGTTGCTCTTGTTATTGCAAAATTAGATTTGTTTATATACTCGATTGCTGCTGTTTTATTTAGATTATTTTCTTCCACATCCTCATTTTCATGTAATACTACCAAGCTCATATAACTAACAGAAAGAAAAAATATAAAGCAAACAACCATTGCCAACAAAAATAAACTTGTTTTATCCATTTTCAAAACCTTAACCCCATCTCTTTTTTGTAGAATCTAAACAATTCCCTGCCAAGATATTTTGTGTCTGATATGATTATACAATTTCCTCTCCCATATAAATTTTCCATTCTATTCTTTGTACCGTTATCATTTCTTCCTATGTAAATACCCAATACCTTTATTCCCCTTTCTCTTATAATACCGACCATTTGCTTTGCCTGAGTTTCTGCATCAGAAGATAATCCAAGATAATTTTCTCCATTCATATCTGCCATCGAAACATTCGCAAATCCATCTTCCAGAACAATCAATAACTTGTTAGATTTGGATGCTTCATCAAGTAAGTGCATAGATGTTTTTAATGCAAAAGGTGTTGGTGTGTTTCCACCACATGGTATCTTTTCAAAATAATCTTTGTCTACTGGTTCTTCCCACATCTTTATATTTTCTATGTTTTTGACTCCACTACCAATTTCTCTATAACCAATAACAGAAACATTATCGCCTAATTGTTCAGCAACATATGATATTGCATACCCTGCCTTAACAACATCCTTCATCATACCCGACATGCTACCAGAACAATCAACAGCTAAACATATTGCTCTATCACCCGGTCTTGATTTGTGTTCATCCCAATATAATCTCTGGTCACTACTTCCACACTTGAACCTTATATATTTCCTGACATTTATCTTTCTTCCACGTTTGGCAATACTCCTTGATGTTGCCGTCTTTATTTTTCTCAATAAACTATCGAGTTCGGATATAACCTGTTGAGCATTTATACTATTATTTTTTCTCTTTGGTTTTGACTTTCCTCTCAACCTACTGATAATTTCTTTTGCGTCATGATCCATTATATGATTTTGAATTGCTTTCTTCATAGCTTTTGCCAATCCCTTTGATGTACCATCATTAGAACTGGTTGATGAAGCATTTGAACTGATATCCCCTTCAATATCCTTTAGCTTATCTTCCAATGATTTTGGCAAGTTGCCAATAGGAACACCATTTCCATCTCCATCGCTGGTTAGCATTACCTTGCCCCCAGACATATTTAATTTCATAACTTTAGGAGGATTTATACCAAGCTTTATTCCTTCATTAACCAAGTATTGTGCAAAGCTTCTCCTTGTTTTAAAATCATCAACAGTCCTAACATGCCTCAATATACCCTTTACCTTTTTGAAGAATGCTATTTCATCATCCTCTGCATAACCCTTTATAATTCCCTTTGCATTTATTTGAAGAACTCCCTCAACAATCCTATCGGTCTTGCTCATGTCTTTATCCAGTTCTGTTCTCAACTTATCAAATGCAATATCACCAACAAATTTTTCATTGATTCTCATACCGGGATATTTCAATCCTCTTGTATAATCAATCCTGCTATCTTCCACAAGATTTAACATAAGCTTTGCCCACGTACTTGAATTATGTTCATTCAAGAATTCTTCCATTTGTTCATCTGTATTTCCGTTGTTTATGTGTTCACATTCATGAGCCAATGTATCAAGAATTATCCTGTAATAATCTTCTTCATTATCTATCTCAACAGGAAATTCTGATATAGATATTTCGCTTCCATCTGTGCTTGACGTTCCCGACAATGGATTAAAATATGTTGGTATGTTTCTTCCACAGTATATATCTGTTATGCTTGTAAGGAAATCTGATATTGCTTCCTTCTTTAATTCTTCAAGCTCAGACGCAGTTAATTCAATCTCCATATTAATCAACTATGCTGTATATTTCTTCTGGCGACTCATCTTTCATATTCCAAATAACAACATTGCAAGATTCTCCCTCTTGCAAATGTTCTCTTATAACACCATTTGATATACAATTTTTGCAATACATTCTTGGCTTCATTCTGTGCTCATAACCACGCTTATTCCATTTGTCGTTTCTGAAATTCTTTTTTCCATCTTTGAATATCCATACTATTCTCGTTTCCTTTGTAGAACCACAGTTTTCACATACGCCTACAATTCTATCGAGAACATAACCCATGCTTTCTTTAGGCAAAATTATCACCTCATTTTATTTTTCTTGAAGACTCTACATATCCCAAAAAATTTCCACAATACTTGCACACATAATCCTCTGGAACTATATCAAATCCAAGAAGGGATGCATCTCTTTTATTCGTCACATAAATAGTTCTGCATCTCTTACAGAAATATATTTCTATTTTCACTTCTTGTTACTCTCCATTTTCACAATACTATCTCTTGATATTATATAATATCCTCTGTCACCATAAGGGTGCAGATGAATTTTATCACCAAGATCTACGACTTTCCCGTGTTCATCACGCATTCCATACTGTGTTTTCCATCTTACATACATAAAATCACAAGTTCTCAATTTCTTCCATTATTTTATCTATATCAATATCTTCGTCATCAGATGAACTTTCTTTGTATTCCTCATCTCTCTTCTTCTGTTCTACTTCGTCCATTGATACTCCCTTAAGATGCTCGACTATATTCCTAACCTTTATCTCATCTTCGCCAGAATAATGATTAATTACAACCATCTCTCCAGCTTTCATCAATGGATTTTTTATTCCATTTTCGCTTAGAACCGTTGCTATATTTGCCCACCTTAATAGCCTTCTTGTTGATAGTCCCTTTTCAATTCTCTGTTGTTCATTTTCTGATGACCTTCTAATGCTATTAGCAACATCTACCATTCTTTCAGCAAGGTCATTGTATATTCCGCATCTGTTCTTTAGCAATTCAATTTCTGATGTAGAATCCAGATAATCAATCTTTATGATATCAAACCTGTCGAGAAATGCCTTATCCAATGGATTCACATAATGTTGCGTTCCTATGTTTGCAGTTGCTATTACTGCAAGATTATCCTTGTTTCCTCTTATAACTTCCCCGCCTCTTTCATGTATTACACAACTGCATCTGTCATCAAGCAATGGGAAGAACACGGATTGGACATTTGTCTCAAGTCTGTTTATTTCATCAATGAAAAGAATACACTTTCTTTTCTGCGAACACATCAATACCTTTGGAATTATACCATCAACCCAAATTGTGTTATCACCAAGTTGCATTGGAAAACCAATTAAATCCTCAACACGAGTGTCGGGTGTTCCCTGAATAGTATAGAAAGGCATATTCTCTTCTTCTGCCAACCTTCTTATTGATTCAGTCTTTCCACTTCCAGTATCTCCTTCCATCAAGATACTTGTTTTGAACATTATGGCTCTTATCTTATCCATCAAACCAAACGGATCGACAAACTCTTTCACATCAGATGGAACCATATTCTGAAAATTATAATCTCTGGATACCGGAAGATTCTTTACATTTGTGTTTCCATTTGACACAACGTTCTTTGACTTTTCGCTTAGATACCAACGATAATTTCTCGATTCATTTGTTCTTGATACAAGATCTTGTTCTTCGAGAGACATACACGCTTTTCTAACACCTTGATATGTCATCTCAAGTTCTCTCTCAAGATTCTTCGTGGTTTTAGAACCACTCTCCAAACTCCTGAGAATTTTCCTTTCCGTTTCAGACAACTTATTCATTTAATCACCCATACGCAAGTTCATTTTCTTCTTTCTCTTCAGGCACGTTATTTCCATCGCTTGCAGGATTGAAAAACTTTATGCTTCCCATCTTGAGCGACTTTTCAAGCAACATCATTTCTCTCATCTTAGTTGTGTTTGAATCAATCAAATCGGTTGCCGAATAAAGTACCTTTATTAATTCATTCACATTTTCGTCTTTGCTTAATTCGGATTTATATAAAATCCTGACTATACTACTTATCAATGATTGAGTGCTTATCATCATTTCAGTAAGCGAATATAGCTTACTATCAAGTTGTGCAATAGCAATTTGTGAAGAATCAAAATCTTCACCACTCAACATCTTTTCAACTGTTTCTTTATCTATTTTCATTTTATTCATCTTCCAAATCCAGATACGCAATCACATATGGTTTTATAGGACAGTTATCACATTCCTTACTATTTAATCTTTCCTTGCAATGCTCTTCTATGAAGATAAGGAACCTTCTTCGATTAACACCAAGGTTGATATTATCTCCCTTGTCTATTATTTTAACCATCTTTTTTCATTATCTCCCCTGTGATGACAATCAAGACAAAATGCATTCACAAATTTTCTTTGTAACTCAACCGATGGATGAACTACCTTTCCATATGAATTTGTGGTTTCCATAAATATAACTCTTTCCATTATCTCAACATGGAAGGAACCGCACTTTGGACATTTGTACTTTGCTCTCTTATATTCAATCATAAAATCCCCTCAGTTAAATTCGCCAGAACAACTATAACCAATACCCCCATACCCACACCCCATCTTACATTATATAATAATAATATAATAATAATAATATATTAATAGTGGTATTGCCTTAATGACGGTTTAATTATATAATAACATTACTATAAACTATTAACCCTTTTAGGGTTATGTATATATAGCCTCACGCATCTCTATCATCTTCAAAATTATACCATGTTATAGCG